TTCTTATACTAGTAACTCTAGTATATGGAGCTACGCCTAAGCCTACTTGTAGTGCTTCTGACTTTGCTAATGTTGCATACTCTACGAATAACCCCAAAGAAAGAAAAGAGATAACAGAAAAATGGTTGGATAAATATGGAAAGTTTTGTTCTAAAGATCAACTCACTGCAATATATAACGGATTAGCTCTGTCTTTAGGGACATCTGATAATATGAGTATTAGAACAAAGATTGAAATATTATATGAAAGGCTAAACTAATGAGTGACGAATCTTGGATTGCCAAAAATATACAACCAATAACTGTGCTATTCTTTTTGTTTAGTTATTTCTGCTTTGCTCTTCTCTCTGTCTTTGAACTTGAGACAAGGGGCGCATACGTTGATCTACTTGGGCAAGCAATGATTATTGTTATCACAGCAATCTTTGCAGGAAAGACTGCTGAGAAAATTGTAGACATTCGTACTAATAAATCTGCATAAGGAACACAAAATGGATTGGCTTAAATCTCTTGCTCCCACTATTGCCACTGCTCTAGGTGGCCCACTAGCTGGCATGGCTGTCAGCGCTGTGGCTAAGGCCATAGGCTGTGACCCTGAGGAAGTACAGAACATAATCAGCAGCAACAAGCTCACAGCAGAGCAGGTTGCTTCTATTCAACTAGCTGAGCTAGAACTCAAGAAGCAAGCACAGTCTATGAATCTAGACTTCGCTAAGCTGGTAGCTGAAGATAAAAAGTCTGCTAGAGATATGCAGATTGCAACCAAGTCTTGGATTCCTCCTGTGTTAGCAATGAGTGTAACAATAGGATTCTTTGGTATCTTAGTTGGCCTTATGTATGGGCAGATTCAACACGCTCCCCAGATTGATATAATGCTGGGTGCTTTAGGAACTGCTTGGACAGGCATCATTAGTTTTTATTTTGGTTCCTCTGCCAGCAGCCAAGCTAAGAATGAGTTGCTTTATAAGTCTGCTCCAATATAAATATTTAAGGAAGTAATAATGTTAGTAAAGAAACCAGCATCACAACGCAGTGGGCCAAGCGATATTAGTCAACTCATTGCCACACTATTTCTTAGTAGAGAAGTAGCACATAGAGAACATCTTCATACTGATAGTTTTTCTAAGCACATGGCATTAGCAGAATTTTACAATAACATTATTGAAAGAGCAGACAGTATTACTGAGGCTTATCAGGGACGCTGCGGTATGATTGATAGCATCCCTATTCTTACAGAAGAAAGTAAAGGCGCTATTGAAGACACTCTACAGAAACAACTAGATATTGTGGAGTCAATTCGATATACCGCAGTTGATAAAGAAGACACAGCTATCCAGAATTTAATTGATGAAGCAGTGGGTCAGTATCTAAGCACTCTGTATAAACTCAGAAGACTGAAATGAAATTAAACTTTGATAAGTCTTTTGATTTAGTAATTAAGTCTGAAGGTGGATATGTCAATGACCCCTTAGATAAAGGGGGAGAGACTAACCTTGGTGTTACTAAAGCAGCTTGGATGGCTTATCTAAAAGTTAAAGAGTTACCACCCAATGCTATGAAGGAATTAACAAAAGATAAAGTTAAGCCTTTCTATAAAGCAATGTATTGGGATAAAGTGTATGGTGATGATCTGCCTTCTGGCATTGATTATCTTGCCTTTGACTTTGCTGTCAATGCTGGTGCTAGTCAGTCTACTAAGTTTATTCAACGGGCTATTGGCAGCAATGCTGATGGCGTTATAGGCCCAGCAACAATTGAGAAGGTTAGTAAAACTGCCTCAGTAGATTTACTGAACAGCTTTACTAAACAGAAAGAAAGCTTTTACAAAGACATCATAGCCAGAAGACCAGACCAAGTTAAGTTTTTAAAGGGCTGGCTCACTAGGGTGGCTCATACAGACAAAGAAGCACGGACAATGCTAGTATAATTATGCAAGCGATTCCTGATAAAGTTAACATTTTTGGTAGGGAATATACTATAACTGTTAAAGAGCTGTTAGATGGCTCCACAGACAAAGAAGAAACTTTAGGGCAGTGCTTGAATGACAAGCTTATTATAGAGATAAAGAAAGAGCAACATCCTTTATTAGAAGCAGATACCTTATTGCATGAGATAATCCATGCACTAGATGAGGTTATGCAAACAAGGATGTCAGAGAGACAAGTATGCTGTATAGCTACTGGTCTTATAGGAGTATTGAAAACTAATACAGAGTTCAATGAGTATTTATATAGGATGACTAGATAATGAGAGAAACCTTCACAGAGCAGCAGCGAGAGATTGTAGCCCGTAAGATGGGCTATGATGGCCCTATGCAAATGTTTGATGAGTATCTGGCATCTACTCCTTCAGACGCTAATAGATACTCAGCTATTACTTCTAAGTATGCTGTCAAGATGGCAGAGGGTGGTGTTGTTAAAATGGCAACGGGTGGGGTTGCTGATGCAACAGGCTCTGATGCCATCCCCGTTGCACCAACAGCAACAACAGCAACTGCTGCTCAAACAGCTACACCCACTGCTGTAACTTTTACAAAAGGCGATACAATAAAAGATGTAACAGCAACGGCTATCAAAGAAGCGGATATAAAGAAAGCCGATATTCCCACTTCTATAACTGCTACATCTATAACACCCGATACATCACAAACTACTCTACAGACAGCACTTGACAAAGCTAAAGAAGCCGAAGGCAAGCTTAGTTCAGAATCTAAGACAACTGCTGCTGTTGGTACTTTATCAGCGGGGTCTGTTGCTGCAACACAAAAAGTAGATGAAAAATATAAGACCCCTGTAACCGCTCAAACACGAACCACGGGCGCTGGTGAACTTGTGGAGGCTCAAACCACTGCTCCTAAAGTGACAGCGGAAGCTGCACAAACGGCAGCGCCTACAAAAGTAGAAGCAGCCCAAGGGGTTGTACAGACTAACCAACTTGTACAAGCTGCACAGATCAAAGAAGCCGATATGGCACAGTCAAAAGCCCTTGCCGCTGAGGGATTGGCTGCTGATGCTAGAGTTGTTGCTGCTAAGATGGCAGCATTCACTGTAGATGATGGGACACTAGCACAAGCAGCACAGGGTAATGTTAATGCGTTGTCTACAGTACAGGGACAACTATCCTCATTGATGAAGAGCTTTGACGATGGCTCTACTCCTGCGTGGGCTAGTGGTGCTATTAGAGCCGCTAACGCTGCAATGGCTTCTAGGGGTCTTGGTAATAGTTCTATGGCTAGTGTAGCTGTGTTTCAAGCAGCTATGGAAAGCGCCTTACCAATTGCTTCACAAGACGCTAAGGTGTTTGAGTCAATGAATATGCAGAACTTAAACAACCGACAACAGGTTGCTTTAACTAATGCTGCTGCTCAACAGGGTCTGTCTCTACAGAATTTATCTAACGAACAACAAGCAAGACTTACTAACGCAGCTAACTCTTTTGCTTTGCAAAGTCAAAACATAAGTAATACTCAACAGACAATGTTGGCTAATACTCAAATTAGAGCAGCACTACAAGGTCAAAACTTAAGCAATAATCAGCAAGCTGCTGTGCTTAACGCTGCTCGTTATGCTGAGCAAGCCAATATTAATTTGAATAACGTGCAACAGGCTGCCCTACATAACAGCACAATGCAAGTACAAGTTGAGATGGCTAATACTTCTAACAGGCAACAGGCTGCTTTGGCTAATGCACAAATTGAAGCAGCTATGCAGGGTAAGATATTAGATAATAAACAGCAAGCTGCTGTGCTTAATTCTGCTCGTATTGCAGAAAATGCTAGCCTTACGTTCACTGCTGCTCAAAATACAGCACTGCACAATTCTGAAATAATGAAGAGTATTGGACTGGCTGAACTTAGCTCTTCACAGGCTACTACTATTGCTAATGCCGCCGCTTCTGCATCTCTTGATTTAGCTAATCTAAATAATCTTCAACAAGCAAACGTATTAACTTCTAAATCTTTCTTAGAAATTGATATGAAGAATTTAGATAATAAGCAACAAATGTCTGTGTTAAAAACACAGTCTATTACACAGGCTATTCTTAGTGACACAGCAGCAGCGAATGCTGCTAAGGCTGTTAATGCTTCTAATGCTTTAGAAGCTGACAAGGTTAATGCTACTCTTGCTCTCCAAGCTTCTCAGTACAATGCCTCTGAACAGAATAGAATTACGCTAGCTAACAATGCTGCTGTTAATGACATAGCTAAATTTAATGCTAACGAAACAAATAGAAGAGAAGATTTTAATTCTCAGCTTGGAGTACAGATTAACCTAGCCAATGCTAAAATATTAGCTGATGTTTCTACTGCCAACACAAGAGAATCTAATGCAATTAATGCAGTGAATGCAAAGAATGCTACAGACCTGTCTGCCTCTACATATTCTCAACAGTCTCAGACATATAGAGACTTATTAGAGCTTTCATATAAAGCAGGAGAGAATGATAAGGATAGATTGACACAGCTAGCCACATCTACAATTGCGGCTAATGCTAGTAAGACAGCGGCTGAAATTAAAGCAGATGCTGATGCTTCTGTTAGTTGGGGTCAACTGGCTTGGAAAATCTTTCAAACCTTCTGATTAAGAATTATTATGCAACACATTAAAAACTATTTCAATAAGATTGAGGACGTTCTAGCTAAGAGGAAGTCTTCCCCTTCTACTAAGGCTTCTAAATCAAAGGGGTTGCTAGCTGCTCCTCCTATGAAAGAGAAGTCTTCTAAAGAAGACCCATCACTAAAGATGATTGCTGACTATATCGAAGGCATTAGAGAAACAAGACAGGAGATTTTAGATGGCAACAAATGAACTAACTTCCGGTCAGGCACTTCAGTCTGTACCAGCGGGTATATCATGGACAGCGCCGCCTAAGAGTAGAGCATGGCAGAATCCTCCTAAGTATACGAAGCTATCAGACGTAGCAGATACTTATATTTCTAAGCTGTCTTCCAAAGAGATGGCTAATCCTGTGTTAGACGCACTAGAAACTAAAGCGCCTTTGGCTTCTTTAGCTGAAGTGATTATGCTTAGTGGAGTACAGAAAGGTATTCATACATTGGACACAGGTATTCTTGTTATGCCTGTCATCATTGAAATGCTTAAGACAGCGGCAATGCTACACGGTATTAAAACAGTTACTTATTCTGATGAGAATGATAGTATGCGTACCATCCCAACAAGAGCAGTTAAGATGGCTGTAACTGATTTAATGAAAGCTCCTGTTGAGGAAGCTGAACCTGCTCTTGTTCCCAAGGAAATGAAGGCAGGACTAATGCAACGTAAAAGTAAAGTAGAGGTTTAATATGGCTATGAATTGGACAGCTTTTGGCGGCGGCTTTGCTAAGGCGGCAGTAGAGGATTTTAATAAAGAAGAAGAGGATGCTAAGGCAAGAGCCGCCCTTCAAGTTAAAGGCTTGTATGAAAACTATACTAATGTTGTTAAAGAGAACCGAACTATATCTAACGATGTTAAAGAAAAGATTAATGTAATCAAAGGCTTTGCTCCTGACGCTACTCCTGACCAGCTTGTTTCCCTTGCACAAGATAGGGGAGTGTTGGACATGCTATACACTCGGATGAAGGACAAGGACTTTGATGCCACTGGATTCAACATCAATAACTTTGTTAAAGCAACACAGTCTAATTCTCCTTTGTCTGCTGAAGATCGTATCAATAAATTGTTCACCATCCCCGATGCAGTGAACAAAGCTTCTGCTGCTTTTAAATCCATTGCTCCAGAACCCACTGAGGGAGAAGGCTTCCTATCAGGAATGATGAAGAGGTCTGGATTGCGTGGCGCTCAGTCAGGCATAGCACAAGCTACTGCCGCTTATGGTGTGTCTCTAGAACAGCTACAAGCTGCTAAAGAATACACCAGAACTATTACTCCTTCTGGCGCACAATACGACCTGACTATTCTTAAGAATAAGAAGACTTTCTCTGAGGCTAAAGATGCTGCTCAACTTGATATTGTTGATGCCAAAGCTGCTTACGAGAAAGACCCGTCTAATCCAGATGCATTCAAGAAGCTAGCAAAGGCTACATCTAATGTAGCCACCTTTGTTGCTATTGAAGGTATGGGTAAGGCACAAGTTAAGAGGACTGAGGAAGATATCAGGACTGAGCTTGTTAATAAAATCCAAGACCCTAAGACTTCTCCAGAAGACAAGAAGAGAGCAGAGGACGAGCTTAACCAACGACAAAAGCTGTTGAGTAAAGACAGTGCTGAGGCAGCAATCCAAACTGATCTTATCAACAAGATTCAAGACCCTAACACTACTCCGCAGGAAGCCGAAACTCTTAAGGTTAAGCTCAATGAACGCAGAGATTTGTTGGCTAAGAATGCTCCAGAATCCAGAGTGACACAGACCAACTACATTGCCATTGCTAGCAGGGCTGTTGCTTCTGCTGTAACAGAGGCATTGCCACCGGGTTCTTTGACCACCACTGTTAATCCTGATGGCACTGTGCAGATGATGCCTTCTGACTTGGTTAAAGGGCCGCGCTTCACTGCTGCTATCAATGCAGCTAAGTCTGGGGTGGCTAGACAGTTCACTGACAAGGATGGAAATCCTCTGTCTGAATTCCATAAGAATGCTCTTATCTCTGTGAACATCATGCCAAACGATCAGGGCAAATTTGTTGCTAGTTCAGCGCCAGTGGAGGCAGGTACACCAACAGCACCTGCCGCAGCACCTGCTGCTCCTTTCAGGCCAGCAGGGGTTACATTCACCCCCGATCAGGAAGCCATAGTTGCCAAAGCTGAAGCAGCTATTGCTAAGGGAGCCAGTGTAGCAGCCGTTAGAGCGCGATTGAAAGAACAGAAAATACCGGGATTCTAATTTATGGCTTATGACATTTCCTTTGATGATTTGATTCCTAGCAACCAGAAGACAAAAGATGTTTCCTTTGATGATTTAATCCCAAAGAAATCTACTTCGCTGGTTACTAGACCAGACCAACAGACAAAAGATAAAGAGGCTCTTTCTATTCTTCAAAAAGAAAAAGAAAAAGCTTCTGTTGCTCTTGCTGAAGCCCAGCGTCTCAAGGATAAAGCCAGAGAAGATAGGGCTGCTGCTGATGTTCTATCATTAGATAGGGAGATAGCCGCTACATCTAAGAGGGCTAGTGTAGCCACTGCTGAGCCTGTAGCTGTAGAGCCTACACTGCCAGCGAGAGACAAGCAAGTCCGTACACCTTCTCTCTATGATATTAAAGCTGCCCCTGTAGAGACTAAGGCAGCGGAAGTAGCACCTGCTGCTCCTGCTCCTACGCCTACAACTGATGAGTCTAAAGTATCGGCTGCGTTTAGTTATAAATCTAAACTTGCTGAGGGGTTCAAGCCTAGAGCAGAAGCCATGAAGGAGAAGGTAGAACAGACAAGACTAGCAGAAGAGAATAAGATTCCTTTTGATGCCTTGACACAATCTCCTGCGCTTAAGAAAACTATTGATGATTATGTACTAGCTCGTTTTGGCAAGAGTGAATTGCAAAAGCCTAACGAATCTGTAGAAGACTATGTTAATCGCTTTGCTCAGCAGATGCGTTTCCTTAAGACAGGTAATACATATTCACTAGGTTCTGAGATACAATTCTTAAATAGTGCTAAACAAGAAGATAAGTTAAAGATGGATGCTGCTTATACCTTATGGGATAATATAGCAGACCCATCTATGATGACAGCAGGAGGAAAAGGACAGAAAGGAATTAGACCAGTAACAGATTCGTTACTGTCTATGTTCTCAGACCCGCTTACCTTTGTATCATTGGGAGCAGGGAAGATGCTTGCTACTCCCATTCAAAAAGCTGTAGCTGAACAGGGAATCAAGAAAGCTTTAGTTAGTAACATAGGCAAAGTAGCGGCTATACCTGCCATAGAAACAGCGCAGGGTGTAGCATCCGATACAGGACAGCAAAAGATAGAGTTAACAATCGCTGCCGCTCAGCTTAAAAATGCTGAAGATAGATTCCCTTCTCTTAGTCCTGAAGAACAGGATAAGCTTAAACCAACTTTAGATTTACTTAGAAAGAAAGTAGAAGAAGGCATTAATATCAAGCAAGCAGTTATCTCTGGAGTTGTCAGCGGCGTATTGGGTTCGGTAGAAGCTGCTGGTGTTCTTAAAGCCGGTAAGAAACTAGGCGGTGGACAAAGCAGCTTGGACGAAATCTTAGCTAGAAAGAAAGCAGGGCTTCCTGAAGCACCTGCCCCTAAGCTGGAGGTTAAGGCATCTACAGGTACACAGAAGCAATTAGAAGATGACTACGATATCTTCGAAGGGCGTAACCTACTCGACAAACAACTGATCAATCTTGATGGATTGTCAGGGATGGAGTATGAGAAAGCCTTCGCAAAGAATGAATCTGCTGTAGCACAGATGCAGGTTAGAAAAGAAATTAATAGAAAAGCTACACAGCTTGCACAGGAAGTATGGACTAGCCTACCTGAGTTTGCTCCCAAGCAGGGAGAGAAGATATCTGATGCAGTTAAGAATGTGTTTCTTAACATAGACAGTGTTGATGATGTGGCTTTGAAAGATGCGTTTGCAAAGGCAAACATCACTCCTGAAGAGTTTGCTCGTATGAACAGAACTACAGTGAGTGATGCAGCCAGCACAATGCAAAGCTATTCTGTTCTAGCAAGGATACAAAATAAGCTAAAGAGCATTGACCCTGCTGCCGCTAAAGAAGTAGACCTGATGTATGGTAATAGGAATGCCATTACTGATTCGTTTGGTTTTATCAAAGACATTAGCATGAGGGCAGACAGAGAACTAAAAGCCTTGATGGTTTCTCAGATAGCCACGACTGTTCGTAATGCTTACTCAGGTTTAACTGTTGTTACTTTTGGAGTAGCTTCCGAAGCTGTTGAGTCTGCTCTTTACAGAATTGGTAAAACATCTGCTGAGATATACACAGGAAAGCCTGTCACTGGCTCGTTCACTAACGGTATCAAGGGCGTGTGGAATGATGCATTCAGAACAGCTTCTTATCTGTCTGATGCTGGCCTATCTGCTGACGTAGCAGAAAGATTGCTGGCAGGTTCGCCAACACTAAGCAGCCTTATTCTTAAGACTGCTGGTGAAGCTGGTGATCAGGGCTTGTCCAGAGTGGGACAGATTGCCAATACCTTTAACGTGGCACAGGATGCTTTCTTTAGAAGAGCCATCTTTGCTGCTAACGTAGAGAAGCAGCTAAGTCGTGTCGGAATAGACATGTTTGATGTGTTGGCACAAAATAAGAACATTCCCTTGGATGTTCTCAAGAATGCTACAAATGAAGCATTACTCGCTACATTTAGTAAGATGCCTACCAAAGGGCCGGTTTACCATGCAGTTAAGTTTATCGAAGAGCTTGGCCCTGTAGGGTCAACGCTGATACCTTTCCCCCGCTTCATGGCTAATGCTATGGAATGGACAGCAACACACAGCCCAATAGGTCTTGTGTCAGGTGCTGTCGATGTTGCTAGCACAGACCTCAATAAAAGAATAGCTGGGCTAGAGAAGCTGTCTAAAGGAATTGTAGGAACTGGTGCAATCTATGCCGCTTACAAATACAGAAAAGATAACCAAGACACTGAGTGGTACGATGCTAAGAACACTGATGGCAGCTTGGTTGATACTAGGGCATTCTTTCCTGTTGCTCCTTTCCTAGCGCTGGGTGACTACTTGGTTAAGCTGGAGAATGGAACTACAAGTGAATTCAAAGCTAAAGAATTATTTGAGGCAGTGACTGGATTCAAGATGCCAGCAGGTACGAATAGCTGGCTGGGTGACCAGTTTGCTACAGCAGCTTCCAACTGGCAAGCCTCAGCAACTGGCGAAGATGTGGCACAAAAGAAAGTAAGTACATTCTTTGGTGAGTGGGCTGGTCAATACTTCGGTAGAGCGCTCATCCCTCTTCAGCAATTGAGTGACATCATTGGTGCTGTTGATAGAAACGAAACTCTTCCCCGTTCTGTTTATGAAATCAAGCAAGGAGAAGAAGGCTTTATTCCCTCTGCAAAGAATGTGCTGATGTCAAAAGTTCCTGTGTTGAAGCAGGAACTACCAGTAGCACAGCCGGTCACAAAGACTGAAGCTTCCTTCAATGATGCTGGCTTACTGAAGATGTTTGCTGGTATATCAATTAAGGTTAACCCAACTGACTTCGAGAAAGAGATAACTCGCCTCAATGTTCCTTACAACAAACTATTCACCACCACAGGTGATAAGGTTGTTGACAGACAGGCTAAGGAAATTCTTGCTCCACAATTGGTAGCTTCTTATGAGGCTTTAACAAGCACTGACTTCTATAAGAACACCAACAAAGACCTACAGAAGATATCGCTGGAGAACACACTTGCTGGTGTGCAGAAAGAAGCTAAGGCTGTTGCCGTAGATATGGCTAGAGCAAAAGCCATAGAAGGTGGCTTAGGGGCTGCTCGTGTTATAGAGAATAGATATGCAGCCAAACCCGCTGAAGTGAAGCGTCAGGCCGCTGCTCTGTACAAACAAAATACAGGCAAAGACCTTACTGAGACTGGGGATTATGAGGCCGGGTTAGCTTATGCTACGGCGGTACAGAACATCCTTAAGCCAACAACAGGTAAGGCTAATGGCGGTGTAGTGGGTTATGCTGGTGGCGGTCTTCTAGCTAAGAAGGTAGCTGGAGAAACTATAGAGCGTGGACTAACCAAGATTGGTGGTGACCTGTTACAGCAGATGGATAACATGCTAGGCAAGAAAGTTGGCACGGAAATTGAAGAGACTGCTGCTGCCCTCAAGGCAACAAAAGAAACTTCTTTGGGTAAGAGTATGGTAGAACCCGTCGAATCTATTACATCTACTAAGCGTCCTGTCTTTCGGCCTACATCTACTTCAAAGGTTGTTAAAGACGAAGGGCCATACTTAGGTGATGTTGAGAGAGAGGGACGTTTTGTAGACGCTCCTGAGCCCAATTTTACTAAACAAGAAGAGCAGGTTATTTCTGCCTCTCAAACATCCTTTTTAGAAGATTTAAAAAATAAACTTAATAGTAAAGATACTTCTTATGGTAAGCAGAAGATGCTGCAAAGCATAATTAAAGTCGGCACTGAAGAAGAGAAAAAATGGGCTGCTTCTGAACTTGCTGATTTGGCTGATAAACAATTTGATTTGTGGACAAAATATAAAGACGAAGGATATGATGTAGGGGAGTTTATTCCTGAGAAACCTTTCTATTGGGGTAACCCTGAGAAACAGGAGTATGATAAGAATCCTTTTTCATTTGCCCCAAAGCCGGTGAAAGATAAAGAAGGAAGAGCCATACCGGATTCTTTAATTACCACTCTCCCTGAATCTAAAGTTGCTCAAGGAGACTTGGACGCTACATCTTTTGCAAGACAAGGCCCAAGCGTTAGAAAGCAAGTGCTTGCTACTATACGCCAAGCTAGGACAGATTCCTTTGATGCAATAACTAATCTGCCTAAGGTTAAGGAACTGCCGGATGCTGAGGATGTTATCGCGGTGGTGCAGGGTGATTTCCGTATCAAAGAAGGAAGAGAAATAAATCCGTCTAAAGCTGAAGACATTAGCATTGTCCAAGACATGGCTACTAAAGCACAGAAGAAACTGGATGCACTGAGAGAAGAATACAAAGATACTCCACCAGTAAAACTCTATCACGGCAAAGCTGCATATGCGGCTGAGCCTACTACTAGATATAAGACAGGCTTCTTAGACCCACAACAGATAGATAAATATCACAGTGAAATGGAAGTGGGTGGTACATCGTTCACTAGGGATTTGAATTTAAACTTTGAGTCTCCTGTTTTTGGTGGGCCTAATGCAGATAAGATTGTCTACACAGAAATGCCATACGCTGACTACATGTTTAAGAGAATTAACATGGCTCCCACAGCGTATGATAATAAAAACTTAAATGTTATTGCTCAGTCTATCAACGGGTCTGATAGAGTTGTACGTCCCGTCAGTCTTCCGAGGTCTTCTAACTTTAAGGAAACAGAAGACATGATTACAGAGACGGACAAGCTTCGTCCTGAAGGCAAGGGTACAGGTAATCAATTGGAAGTTAGATCAGCAGCTAACGATGTTACTCTTGCTGCTGCCAATCCTGAGAAAGTATCTTTGCTTGGTAAAGGTGGAGATAAGAAGGGATTCATTAATCGTGTAAGAGAAGAAACAAATATCAAGGATAGGATTATCAACTTGAGTTCTGACCTCCATACAGAGAAGAGTGGTGTTGCTGCCAATAAGATATATAAAGAGATAAGGAATCTCTTTAATAATTATATGGAGAAAGCTGATATCACTTCAACTAAAGCTGGCATGGGTCAGAGATATCACAGTGAACTATCTAATAACCTAAATATACTTAAAGGAACAGACAGTTCTATTCTCACCAAAAACCTACTGAGTACAACAAGCGATATCTTGGAGAAGCAGGGTTCTAAAGAGAAGGCTATGTTGCTACGTTCTTTGAGTAAAGAGTTAAAAGTATTAGGGGAAAACTGGGCTAGTGACGCTGCTGGTCAAGTTAAGAATGTCAACAATATCAGAGAGCTAACCCAGAAGCTAGCCAAGGGTGGACTAGTAGAAAGAAGATAAGGAAAGGGGCATTAGCCCCCTTCTTTATTTCTTTGATCGTTTGATAGGTAGCACCAGCGCTAAGGCAACCACTGCTGTGAAGAGTCCCACTGTTACTATTGTAGGTAGTAATACCAGCCACCAATCCCAATCAATAACATTGAATAGTTTGGCTGCTACAAATATCAATGTAAGCAGATTAAAGAAGTTTAGATTAAGAGTCATGTTGTTCCCTTGTTAATGGTTTGTCCTATTGGAATTGAACCAATGACCTACAGCTTAGAAGGCTGTTGCTCTATCCAACTGAGCTAAGGACAAATGCTTTAAGCCTTTTGCTTCAGTGCAAAGATGTTCTCAAAGTAGCCTCTGTCAAAGCCTCTCTGCCACTCCTTACCCTGTACAGTGCTAGGCTCGTATTGGTTAGCAAGCCAGCCCTTGTAAAAGGCATTCCTACCCTGATCAAATTGAATCCGTAGAGGGGCAGTTCTTTCTGATTTCTCAGTCATGGTTTATCCTTTAGTTGGTCAATCTTAATGTTGTAGCAATCGCTCTTAACTGTATACCCATTAGATGGGTCTATAGTTCCCTTCTGCATGAACACAGCATCCTTCATGTATTGATCTTTATTATACACACCTAGATACCAGCCTATAGAGAAATCATTCTTCACACGAACAAAAGCGTAGTAGTCACAGTCTTGTTTGGTATTCAGCGCAGCAATAGAGCAGTCGTAAGAAGGCAGGGGGACATAGCCCGTCTGCTTAGTCTTTACATCTATCTTAGTTCCGTTATCCAAAACTAAGTCATAGTCGTAGGTGTTACACAGTTTTCCACCTAGCACTTGCTGGGCAATAGCCTCGCCAATGAAGCCAGCAATATTGCCAGCCCCTCTGATGATGCTATTGCGAAGCTGTCCCATCTCAGCAGCCTTGTCTCTGGCCTCAACCAGCATGGCTGGAGATATGACAATCTCTATCATCTAACTGGACACGCGCCAGTAGCACAATCGTCATCTAATCCAATGGTGGCTTCACCCACCTGTGTGATTAACCTAGTGGATGCTACCAACTCATCGTATTGCTCTTTGGTAATTTCCTCTAGCGGTGCTTGCTTAAAGCCATGCTCACTGTGCAGCAAGAAAGACAAGCTCTTGTGTGAGCCTTTGTAAAACTTCTTCAGATACTTCTTAATATCTGGAAGCTCTTCCTTCTTGTAGTACACAGTACAGCTAACACTGTTGTCACTCCAGTTCTCCTGCAACCAGCGAACAGTATCAAGCTGCGCCAGTGCATCCACTTGACTAGCCAATGTAGCCACCTCAGAATGACGGAAGGGGAACGATACAACCACTGTGCTGTGATCAGTAGAGCCATCAAAGTTCTGCTGATACTCAACAGGATATCCATGATCACGACAGGTCTGCACCAGCGAATGGTTAGCGCTGATACGGATACGTCTAATCATGTATCGCGCATAAGCAGGATGACATCCCGGTGTAACACCCGGCAGTAGGGACAGAGTTCCGCTAGGTTTAATCGTGGTTAGCTTGATGGATTTATTAAAGCCATTCTTAGCGCTGTATTGCTCGTCATAATCCCTGAGGTAGGTGTAGGTATCCTTGAGCCAGCTAAGCTGCTCCTGAGTGCTTTCCAGTACCCCTGTGATGCCAATGCCCATACGCATGTTCTTGTTCACGACGGCTTCTGTCGATTCAAGGTGGCAAGGAAGTGACAAGCTATGCTTGTTGATTCGATATAGCAATGTTGCTACATCCATCAACTCTTCCTGAGAGGTAATGTTAGGCAGGAAGATTTCTGCTAGGCAGCAGGTTTCCTTATCAGCCAAGCTCTGCTCTGCACATGGGTTATATCCTTGCACATCAGGGTCAGGGTATTGAGTCTCTCCCAAGCGACCAATCTTACGCGACAAACGCAAATTAATCAAACCATAGGGTTCTCCCTTACCTTCGTAGCCATCCCAAAAGAATTCATGTAGGTCTTCAATGTCATTACAGACAACGCTGTTATTGGACATCGCTCTCCACGAAGGAATGTTACCCATGTCCCAGCGCTTAGCCAGTAAAAATTCTACATCGTCAGGGTCACCAATAGCAATCTGAGCAGAGCGGCGTACATTACCAGCCACCACAACAGCACCAATGATATTCATGATGTCCAAGCAATCAATGGGCCGAAGCTTGCGACCAGCACGGCGGGACAGGATATCACTAACCTTGCCTATGCCCCACACCAAGTCCTCAGGGCCGCTGGCAGTACCGCCAAAGCCCTTGATGGGTGCGCCCTTACTGCGGATAAGCTGTGTGCTGTAGGTGAAGGTTTGATTACCACTGCGGTGGGCTAAGAATGCCGCCTTCAGTGTCTTACCTAACAGAGCTACCCAACCCTCACGGCTATCAGGAACAATGAAATTGGCATCAGAGCTATCAAGACGGGTAGGAGCTTTGAAGTTTTCATTGACAAGGGGAAGCTTATCCACATTGCGCTTTTGAATGTTGTAACCAACACCACTGCCTAGCATCAACAAGTCCATAGCCCAAGTGAACGGCTCCACTGGTTTGTCTACTACAGTGAAGGCACAGTTTTGAAGACTGGCTAGGCCAAGCTTATCCACTGTGTTAGTTCCAAGCTGCCATAAGAAGCGACCAGCAACACTGCCCTTAAGCTCAAGGAAGTGTTTCGTCAATCGCTCTTGTTCTTCTGCTGTGAAGTTGCAGCCTAGTTGGTCATTGGTGGCATCCACTACACGCTTGATGGTGTCAGTGAATTCTTCTGTTGGACTGTTGATGTCAGCCTCATTAAGGCGGCGAGAGTACGTTCTCTTATAGGTTAAGTAGCCAACAGATGACCAAGGAGTTTTAATATCGTTCATAGTTTTCCTGTTCTAAAGATAAAAAAAGGGAGCCAATGCTCCCGTAGGGATGATGGTTATACTAGAATTTATCTGTTGTCACCACTTCCTTTTATCTGTGAGCGACTCTTCCTGTCTTGATTCTCTGAATTGAAAACCCTTGCCATATAAACGACAAGGGTTTCCGCATCAGGAGTAGACCAAATTAGTTTTACTCCGCTCATTCAATGTTACCAAGGACTTACGCTGTTGAAATATTCAGCAGCTTCTTCCTCGCCCATATAATGAACAAGAAGGCTAACAGTAGAATCTATGATATCTTCTGAATCATCATTACCCATGTGATATTCATAGCAGGTTTGTAGTTCTGCAATGAAATCAGAATAGTCAGGGGCTTCGTCATACTCTTCCCCTTCCTCATCTCCTTCATAGTCTTCTTCAAAATCAAACCAAAGTGTTTCTTTATCCTCAGCCGCTACCCGTTGCTGCTCAACATATTTCTCAAGCAGAGCAACAAATCCAATATTGATTAACTCAACTTTAGATTGCTCATCCATTTCCAATTGAACGATAGCGCCGCCATCATCTAGTTCTTCAAGTGTTGTACAAGTAATATTCATTTCGCTTTCCTTTCGAGTTTCTCTTTAAGAGTTTTTTCCTTATGGCAACTCAGACATAATATCTGAAAGCCTTCTTCCTCACAGTACATATTCTCAATGTACTTATCCCAACTAACAAAACCAACCTTCGGGTCTACCACAGGATAGATATGATCTACCTGCACATCGACAGCTACAAACTCTTCAGAGCAAACAGCGCATCTGTAGTGCTGTGCTAACTTACCTGTCTTCTTATTTTCTTTTCTTCCTATCAGAGCAGCCTTTAGTGCTGAATACTTAGGAGGCCACCTACGGGAAGCTGACCTCAAGGCTGATGTTACGAAGCTCCTATACCTAGCCTCTGTCCACTCGCCACCATTACGGGGTTTGATGACTTGCTTCTTAGAGGCCATAGATATTCACATGCCAAGCTTATCAAGCTTGTGAACAATAAGCATAGCATAGCCAGCAATATCTTGCCAGCTATCTTTGTAGTAGGGGTCACCATTAACTATACGGGCAAGCTTGTTTGCAATCATGTCCATGCTTTCACGCATGTCATCACCGGCAGCCTCTATGTTAGAGCCGCTAACTATTGCCTCTTTTATTGTCCTACTGGTAGTGGCAACATTAGTATATTCCCCATACCTCTCACCTCTTTGGTCTAGTATTTCTTCTGTAGAAATCATTGCATTCCACCTACAGTTGGGGAGTTAATATCAAACACTGAGTCTTCTTCAATGTTAGAAAAGCTATTATGGTTAGCGTTGTATTCAATACCTGCGGCGTTATGTGCGTAGAATTTATTGCAGTGATCCATAATTTCTTTTGCTACTTCCTCATTGCTCTCCATCAAGGGAACAACAGAAGCCAACAGCACAGCCATCCCAATCATATCGTCCATCGCTTCTTTAGAAATACTGACAGGGCCAAAGCCACTAACAATAACTTCAAACGTGTTATCCCACTGCTTATCTTCTCCAAGATTAGGACGCAAGATAACCGCAATATCATTGGGCTGTAGATCATTCTTGTTTTTCCTTGCCATGTTTATTCCTTTGAAGGTGGTTGCCATAATTCATTCTCGTATCTTCTTAGCCAAAGCAATCTAGCATTCTCAATAACTCTATCTTCGTTACCGTCATATTGCTCTAGACAAATAGAATACATTTCATGTTCATCTTCTGCTTCCGCAAGAAGTTTGTCAGCTTTGACAGGGCCAATACCATTTATGCCCATGATATTATCAGCAGCATCCCCTGTTAATATCTGTTTATAGAATCTAAACATACCCTCTTCAGGAGTTATGTTATACCCTATTTTCTTTACAAAGTTGTAATGCCAGCCAGCAATTTGATCTAAATCTTTGTCAACTGAGGCGACAATGTAATTGTCCTGTAACTTTGTGGCTTCTATAGCTATTGCATCGTCAGCTTCTTGACCGTCAATAACAACAGCGCCCCATTCCTCCACAAGATGTGTGCGTAAAGCAGACAAATGTGCAGGTTTAGGGGCTGTTCTATTTCCTTTATACACAGCAGTGGTTGCTATGTCTAGTCGAAAGTTATTCTTTCCCGTTAGGTAGAGTATCCATTCGTCAGCATAACAACCACTGTATGTATTATCAATGCCGCTTATAAGTATGTCAGTGAGATAGCTGTTAAGAGAGTTCTTAGCAGATTTCCCGTTCTCATTCTTGCAAGCAAAAGCTATCCGATAAGCAATAATGTCAGAGTCAACTAACGCTATTACTTTATTGGTCACAGCTTAATCCGTGGTAGCAGGAAGTTCCATCTGTGCATTGGCTTCAGCTTGGGCTTTCTCTACTTGAGGGGCAGCTTGTTGCTGAATAACTTGAACGTGCTGAGCAGCAAATTCAAATGGCAGTTTACCTAAGCCTGTCAGGGCTGCGTTAACTGTATCAATGTGGAGGTCTAGTTTAATTTGCATTTGAGTTTTCCTTAAAGAACATCACTATCATCACCACCAAGCTCTGAATCAGCTCCATACTCGACAAGCTCGGTGATGACAAGCTTACCTAGCGAAGGACTAACGCCCTTCTTATTTTTATATGTCCACTCATAGGAACCAACCAAAGCCTTAGCCTTGCTTCCATTACCAATAGCCTCAGTAATCTCATCGCCATCAGCGTCATGCACACGAATAGGGGATTGGCTCTTGCAAGTGATGTATCGGCCCATGTCAGCCTTCTTATCTTCACCTACTTGAACACTGATACCCATAGACTCCAGAGCATCCGCAGCGGCATCGCTTAGGTTACACAGGTTAAGCTGATACTTCCCAGACATATCATTAACCTTAGTGTGCTGACACCAAAACACATCAGCTTTAATCTTTATCTTCTTAGTTTGTGTACTCATACTATTTCCTTTATGAAAAATAAAATCCACTTGTAACGTCAGTGGCAATCACGCCAGTTGTTGCCTATCTTTCCTTCGGCATCAACCGGACATCTAAATTGTAGCATAACACCCGCTTGTGTTGCAGCATCTTCAATAATTTTCATCGCTCTTTCTGCGTCCTCCTTAGCAACTTCCCATTGAGTTTCATCGTGGACAAAGGCAATAAGCTTTGCATTAATTGCATGAAACTTCAGTGAGTTATCACACTCCACCAGCCACTGCTTAGCAATGATAGCTCCTGCTGATTGCAAGAGAGTATTCAATGCAGCGTGAGAAGTTCTTACCCACACTTTCCTGCCATCTAAGGCAGGGAGTTTGCCATTGGCTGATACTCTGACAACCTTCTCCTTCAGCTTCTTCAGCGAAGGAGTATTATCTAGAAAGTTATCAATAAGTTTCTTTCCTTTCGAAGCAGAAACCCCAGCAGTTAATCCAATCTTCCCTGCTCCTGCCCCGTAGAGCATGGCGTATGTCATCGTCTTCGTTATGTTACGGAACTTCTTATGCTCTGGATTGCTATCATCCTTCACTGTACCCTTTGGCACTAGTCCAAAGGCTTGGCAGTTCATCCAATGCACATCACCCTTCAATAGTTCTTCCTGCCACACAGCGTCCTGCATATAGTGGGCTAGGCAGCGTAGCTCAATGCCACTAAGGTCTACCCCTACCTGCACATTACCTTCCTCCACTGTCCACATTTCCCTGCACTCAGCGCCATAGGGTGTATCTGGATTGACTGCTGGCACTTGTCCCATGTTGGGACTACTGTGTGTACATCTACCCGTCACTGCCCCGTTGGTAATGATGCGTCCATGCACCCTGCCATCGTCCTCAACAAACCCCATCCAACTACTGATCTGTGCTGTTCGTTTCTGTAGCATTAGATACTCAGCCACAAGCTTAGCTTCAGGCAGGTCTATGCCTTGTAGCACTGTCTCATCTACAATGACATTACCTTTCTCTGTGTGCTTATCAAACTTCACACCAAGTATGGTTAGTCTCTCAGCAATCTGCTGCCTACTACCAGCATTGAACAGGTGTTCTCTAACCTTCATCGGCCCAGCCATAGCTTCGTTTATCAGTGAAGCTTTATATCCTGCCTCTTTAAGTAGCTGACGAAGCTCTGTCTTAGTTTCTGCCTTGTACTCTTTCCAATCAGGTGTTACCACTTCCCAATACTCAGGGGTCTTTAGTTCCTCGTAGGTGGGCTTGAATACTAGCTGCATCTGCGCTTCAATGTCTGACATCCGTCCAACCAAATGAGCATGCAAAGACATAGCCTTAAACATGTCCAGCTTGAAGCCGTTGTCTTCCATCCCCTTACATATCACTGCAACCTTATGTTCAAGCTCTATGCTTTGCTGGCTGAATGCATCCTTCTTTAGCAGGGATAGTAAATGGTGGTGTAGCTTCTCAAGTAGTATGACATCTTGCTCACAATACTCAGCCATCTCTTCAGACCACCCAGCATCATAGTCAGTGAAGCTTATCTTGTGGCACTTCAGTCGTATGCCCCAAGCTTCTAGACTATGAGGGGCTGGTACTTTCTGTCCTTCAATGAAAGCAATATCTACATCAGGATTGTGCAGCCGTGAGAGGATAAGGGTATCGACTAGACTGGCACGGGGTATGGTGACACCCCACACCCTTTCCAATACAGGAGCATCAAAACCAATAATATTATGCCCACATACTTCACTATCTTTGAGGTATTGTTGTAGTCCATCTTTATTTCTCCAGTGTTTTATCTCGTCATCTTTCTTGGTGACACATAACCATATTTGTTTGTGTGCTGTATCTGTTTCGATATCTAAGTAAATCATATACATCTCTCATAACAGTGGTGTCTCTTCTTCGGCATCAACTTCAAACATGCGCCCTGTCTCTTTGTTATAAAGAAGGTTGCATGCGGGGCCAGTGATTCCACTGAAGCGGTTCTTCAACACCCTAACCTTCGTGGTGTTTCTTTCAATCAAGTCTTCAGCCTGACCATTACGCTCCAGTCCAATCACCATATCGCTTAACTGTGCTATTGAACCGCTTCCGCGAAGCTGTGCTAGTGATGTGGCTGCTCCTTCTTCGTGACCAGTGTTAGGTGGGCGCTTGAGGTGGCTGACAATTATAAGGGCTATGTCTGTTTCTTGTACAAGCATACGCAGCTTAGTCATAATTTCATCCAATGCCTTACGCTCGTCACCGCTCTCCTGCGCTGAGACAATGATGGACAAGTGATCTAAGAATATATACCTGCATGACATACCCTTAGCCAAGTAGCGCACACGATTGACAATGTTCTCTACTGCTGTACTTCCGAAGTGATCGAACAGAAACAATCGTCCAGTGCCTAGCGTCTTATCAAAGGCATCACGCCTTTGTTCATGAGACACTACAGTATCGGGCAAGTGTAGTGGTGTGTTAGCTGCTAAGGACATAACAGATAGGCCAGTCTTCTTAACACTTTCCTCAAGGAACATCAGGCCAATGTTGTCCTTTGTCTTTTGAAGCAAATGCCATACTAGTTCACGAAGCACTTGGCTCTTACCCAAACCACTACCGGCTGTCACTGTAACCAGTTCACCAAAGCGTAGGCCATAGGTAATGTCGTTAAGACCAGCCCAAGGGTAGGTGCAGTCTGCTGGTGGCATAGGCTTTGATACCAAGTCCCACATACTAGAGCCACTGACAATGCCATCGGGTACATACGCCTCAGCCCTCCACCACCGCTCAACAAACTTAGCCTCTGCGTTATCTGCTAACCAATCACAGGCATCCTTATACTCAGGGACAGGCTTGAATATCTTGCACTTGCTTCCAAATAATTCAGCAACTTCCCTTGCTGCCTTCTGTCCTACGGCATCACCATCCAAGCACACCACAATGTTTTCAAAGCTAGAGATATATTCGTAATGAGCCTTGCAATCTTTCAATGCTGAGCCAGCACCATTGCGGATAGATACCACAGGATACTTAGAGCCTGTCATTTGGAAAGCAGCGAGAGCGTCAAACTCTCCCTCGACTATGGTGAGATATTTACCACCAGAGGGGAATAGATTCTGTCCAAATAATATTCCTTTAACCCAGCTACCAATAGCACTAAACTTCTTATCACTGACAGCCCTAACCTTAGCTGCCACAAGCTGGCTGTTGCCATCGTAGTAGGGGAAGTAGTAGTTGTCCTTCTCTCTGACAACCCCGTACTTCTCCATTGTACTTTTACTTATCCGTCTTTCGGATACGCTGATGGATGATGCTTCCTTAAAAACTTTTAAGGTAGTGCTGTTGGTTTCAACTTCTTCTTCAATCACTATGTATCCATCCTGTTGGTTAATTAGAGAGGGTGTAAAGGTATCGCATACAAAACATTTTGTACTAGCATCCTCGTTCATGGATAGCCCATCGCTGCTTCCACAGCTTTTGCAGGGCAGATGTGTTTTTATAAACATGTCTTTGTTTTAAAATAGTTATCAATAGTTCTCGCTGCTCTTTCTCCGCAGACTAGTGGAACATCCCAAGCCCCACTAAGACCAAAGTCTTTTCTGTATTTATTTATTAGCAGAAGTAAAGCCTTGTGTGCCTCTATAATTATCTGTTCTTCAGACAGCACTTCAGTGACTGGTGCTTGAGGCTTCCGTATCTTAAGCTGCTTTATAAAAATAGCAAAGCTATCCTTGGTGTCGTTACCGAATGAGGCAATCTCGCACAGGCGAAGAGCAGCGTGGTCTAGCGCCTCATCCCATCCATTAGTGTACTCATCTATCTGTTTTAAATCAATCATCACTATCCTTTGCTTCAACTAATTCAAACTTAAGGCGGCTATGAAAGCTATCTTCTCCATCATCACCAGACACAAGCCAGTCAATTCGCTGTACATAAATGTGTGCCTCACGCAATAGTTTCAAAGCATGCTCAAACTCAGCAATGGTTTCTTCTGAATAGAACGCACCCTTGGTTTGGCCCCACTCATCAGTTTCCTTTGATGTGTTAGTAAGTATTAACTGTTCTACTTCGTCAGCAATACGTCCAATTTCATATTGCTTGTATTCAAAATGTCCACCGCTCATTTGTTTTCTTCCTTCAACAAATGAACATAGTAGCAAAGTCTTTTAAACACCTGCGGCTCTAACGCCACCACCTTGTTTTCATGGTGATTTACGGCAAGCCATATATGGTAGCCATCAAAGCTGGCGTATACGCCATCACCTAAATAAGTCTCATGTTCATCCATTATTTTTCTCCTTTAATTTATCCACCACAGCTTGAGCAATAATTAAGAAGTCAGCAAAATCAATCTCTGCTTCCGTACTGTCTGCTATTGGCGACACACGCCACCATTCAAGCCATTCGGCACTCGTTGGCTCCACCAGTTGACGCTGCTTCTTACCATCATAGTACCCGCTTTGATATGTGATAGTCAGTGCATCGCCGTGGTCTTTGTACACCTGTGTGTCGTCATCTTCATCCATTGTTCTGCTCCTTTGCGGCAGCTTCGCCAAGCCTAAAAAACCGCAGTTCGCTTTCTGTCATAGCGTGGTATTCGTCTAAATAATCCGCAATCTGCTCATCCGTCAGCCCTACCCATGTGCGCTGTGGTGGGGTGGTGTAGAGAGTTTCCCAGCGACCAATTTCTGGTTTTTCTTTTTGAAAAATTGGATTTCCACCAATAGATAAATATCCAAACGGCTCCTGCGCTGGCTGTGCTGAGGGTGATGTGGTGTAAAGGGGAACAGCATCAAACATATTTGCATTTCCATCAGGTGAATGTTGTTCGTGCCAATGCAAAGACCTGCTTCCTCCACGTTTGTCGTAAACAGCCCACGCCACAGGCTCCTGCGTCAGCTTGTCCCGCGCCATAGCTTTTTTTGATTCGTAGCCTGTCATCACTTCCCCCAAATAAAGTAAGCAATCAACGTCATTGCTGCGGTCACAACTATCACAGCAAGCAGCGCCTTGACAGTGCTGAGTGTGTCGGTATAGGGGTCAGTGTCAACAACCATGCCCCGTTCGGCGTATGCTTTGTTTGTGGCCTCCATGCGCTGTTTCCTGATTGGGCAATCGCGGCCTTGGTTGCAGTTTCCATTAGCATCACAACAATTAGTCATATACTTTACCTTTTTCAAATAAGTCATGGAAGCATGGGCCGCAGCATATAAAGCTTAGGTACTCATGCTCAGAGCAATCAATGCCCAGTACATCAGTGGTTAGCTTACACACTTGGCACACATCTATTGCGGCATCAACAGTAATAGAACGTCCATGTGCATGTTCTTCTGACTCATAAACAACTTTCCACTTAGTCATTTGGCATCCTTCCATGTCCAGCCAAGCAAGCGCTCGGTGTTGGCAATCTGTTCGTCAGTGGGCTTGTGGTACATGGAAAACATATTATGCGGTGATGCTTCGGCATACAGCACCCAATACCCAACTGGGGGCGGCGGCGGTTTGGAAGTTGTGTATTCAATCATTTGTTTCTCTCCTTAATTTATTTTCAAATAAACGCAATACCATTTCCCGAAACAGTAACCCGTCTTGGCTGTGCTTGTAGGCGTTAAACAAGTGCTTATCTTCCATGTCCTTGATAGCAATCTCTCGCTTGTCTTTTGTTGTCCAAACTTCTGTTCGGAAATTGGCCCGTGCTTCTTGGTCGTCCCAATACCTTTCAGCAAGCGCCCTATTGACACAATATTCATCGTAAGAATCGCTCATTTGACACGCTCCTTGAGCATGGCATCTGCCATTTCGTAGGAAGCTTTGGCTATTTTCTCTAACCACTCTGCGGCATGGTCTGACTCTTCGTGGATTGCCTCGTCTATTAAAGTTCCTTGCATAGCCAGCCCCGCAAACTCATCCCGCAAAGTTTTATCCCTCGCAAAGCCGCCGGTCTTGACCATCCAGTCGGTGTAGTCTGCCGCAATTTCAATGTTGTCTTTCATATTAATTTCCTTGTAATGTTTACGAACAATTTCTCTGGCATCTAGTCGTGTAGAAAACCATTTACCCAGTTCTGAGTTTATATCTTGGCTTAAGTGCTCTGTATCCCATACATTATTAGTTTCCTTCATCAGTTAACAAATCAAATTTAATTACTTCAAACACACCAAGCACTGCTGCAACAGATATCTTGCCACGATATTCATCAAGGACATCTAAGATATCATCTTGCAATTTGTGTGTGAGGGTGATTGAATTATTAAAGTTTCCTTCAATTACTTCCACAATATTCCTTTCAGTTGTTAAACAAATCCACGCATTCTTGCTGCCACTGTAGCCCCCTTAAGTGTGTGCTTCATGTACGGAGCAACACTCTGCGGTGTAGCATGGCCTGTCATAGCCATGATGTTAGGCAGAGGCACTTCAGCCTCAATCATTTCTGTCACCGCTGTCCTTCGCAAGTCCATCAAGAAGACATCCTTAGGTACACCAGCTACATCCATTATTGCACCACCTATTCGTGCCAGTTGGGCGGGGTTGTATGGTATCAGTCCTCCCTTACCATCACGGATGGTGCTGGGTGCTATGTACTGCTGCCATCCGAAGTCTTTGTGCTGCTGCTCCAACATGTTACGCAAGTTCTCTGACGTTGGCAAGGACACATCAACCCCTCGCTTGCTCTGCTCAAGGGACAGCGTACCTGTGCCACTGTCGTAGTTGCTCCACTGAAGCAGACGTATATCACCTAGCCTCTGTCCCCACTCATAGGCCATCTGCACAATTAAACCAATGTTGCGCCACTTAAATTTGCTATACGCTACATCCAAGAACGCAGCCACATGCTCCCTCTCCCACACTATCTTGCGTTGCTTGTCAGCCCTTCTAAGTATGTGTGTGAATGGATTGTGTGTGGTGAAACCATTGCGTATAGCATGATTGAATAGCAACCTATACACAGCTAAGCTGTGGTTAGCGAGACTAACACTTGTTGCAGCGTGGTTGTCGTATACACGCTGACACATTGGTGTAAGTATATCCCGTAGCTTAGCCTTGCTCAATGGCACACCACCTACCCTATCAGTTAACCAGCGTGATAGATAGTAGTCGTAGTCTGCTTTTGTTTTAGGCTCAAGCTTTTCATAAGCTAAACTATTCTTATAGTTTATTAGAAGGTCTGTCACTGTGGATGTGCTGGATAAATTCTTTAGTCTGTCGCGCTCTTCACGCCATTCATCTAAGATTTTATTCTGCTCATCAGCATACTTGAAAGCTATCTTCCAGTTGTTACCTAACGACTTACTCTCCACCACCCCAGCCTTGACAGCGAGAGGCGGTGGATTGTATCTATAGATAATACCAGTGGGTTTAGTCTCTCGCATTAGATAGCGAGGGAGTGTACTCATACTTCTAGTTCCTCTGCCATAAGTTCAGGTAACTTTACAATGCCCATGTCGTAGAGCTTCTCAGCCATAGCCAGCAGTTCGTCGTGCTTAACCAGTGCCTTGAGCCATCGCTTAGGTATGCTGCTGTAGCCATACATTGCACCAGCCATCATGCCTGTCACTGCACCTACAGTGTCTGCATCGTGGCCCTTGTTAACTGCATGTACTACAGCATCCTCAAAGCATGTGTTCATGTAGCAGGATTGTGAAGCCTGAACATAAGCATGCATGATGGAGCCATGTGTTTCTCTGCCACTGCTACGGATATTGAAACTACGGAATTTGTTGTAGTTAGCAAACATCTTTGCTGACATACACTCAGCAATGAAAGCAGCGGTGTATTGCACAACCTCAGGGCTACCATGTGTCATCAACGACACAGCCACACCCTCAGCCACAGCTAGTGCAACACTATCGTGATTGGCTAGCATGATGGGAGCTAGTCGCATGATGGAGCCGTTGCCGCTGGCTTGCAAGTCTGCGCTGCCAGCATAGGGAAACTCAGATGTCATCTTGTCGATAGCACCGGAGCAGGTACGGCCTATGTCAAAGACATAAGTCCTTGTACCAAAGTGTCCACTCTTACGCCATGTCTTGAAGTTGGTGGCAATATCAGCGGGGCTGAATCGTCCAGTGCTGATGTAAGCATCGGCAATAGCCACAGCCATAGCACCATCGTCTGTCCACTCTCCCTTGTCTGTGCTGTGTACACCACCACCTGTCATTTCGCTATGCACTCCCTCAATCTCATAGGGACGGAGAAATTCCAGCGGTGCGCCTAATGCATCACCAACAAACAAACCCATGAACATACCGATTGCTTTATCTTTAATCATAATTATTTTTCCAAAAGTCTTTTGCCTGTGCTTGTAGTCGAGCCTGAAACACAGCGTACTCAGCCCTCGCTGCTTGCTCATCCCCATACCACAACCACCAGCCGCCCTCGCCTCTGACATTGTGATGCCCATCGCATCCACTCAGTATCTGCCAGCCCCTATCAAGGAAGGCATGCAGTTGCTCACCAGTTCCGACACTTAAAAGTACCCTTTTCTCATACACTTGTGAACCTAAAGGTTGAATCATTTGGTTTGTCCTACATCGTAGTTCTTATACATATCAAGGCGAGAGTTAAGCCGTGTAATGCGGGTCTTGTTATAATCAACAACAGACTGAGCATACTCAACACCTGTTTCAGCGGTGAGCAATTCCAAGTGTGCATCTGCTAGCTCTTGTGCTATCAATTGCAGGGGTGTGGGCTTCCTGAACGGCTGCTCCAGCAATTCCATAAGTTTAATCTTACGCATGTCAATTCCTTTGGTGATGATGAATAGGTGGGGGTACTCGCTGCACTGATTGACCGCCGTTCCGCAGTCCCCTGTATCAGCATCCGCTTTCCCCCGAAAATTAAGCTGTTTCCAGTGCCTCTTGGCAGATAGTATCTGCAATGTCCCACAACTCGCTGTTGATACGGATACCTTCGGAGACGCTGTTAACTGGACGGGCTTTCCGCATGATGCCTTCGTTGTTCTTCTCAGTGAGACTCTTCACGAAAGCATTGCCTCGCACCACCGCTTCTTGAATGCGATTGAACACAGTGAATGCATCCATGTAATCGTCTTCATTACGCTGCACCTTCAGTGCATCACGGACAGTGGCTTCTGTAGCATACACACCATTGGGCTGCTTGACCAGTGCCTCAGTGTTGAGCATGTTCCAACGGGTTTGAACACCAGCCCTTGCCATTGCTTGTGCTTGGGAGTAGAGCAGTTTAGTCTGACGCAGCTTCTCAATACGCTCCATCAATGTGGGCAATGCATCCACTGTGTTACGCAGCATATCTTCAAAGCCAGTGATGGCACGGACATTGTGGTGGATACGGGATTGGAATCCGTCACCGGCAACGATGCCATTCGAGCAGATAAACCGGAAACATCCAGCAAACAAACGCACACTGCTGCTGCCATCGTGGCTGTTGTACAGAATAATCTCAGGCCGCAAAGCACCGACTACTTCCTCAGTGTGGTAGGTTTTAGCGAAGCTCAGCATGTGTGATGAGTGCTGTGTCTCACCCTTGCGGTTCTTCTTTTGTGCAGCTTGCATTGGGAAGTAGCCATAGTCTGCCATGATGGGCAGCAATTCGCTGGTATTGAGAGAGGCATAACGATTTGTTAAGCGCTCTGCTTTGGTGTTGCTAAACACAGCAGGGGCTAGCTGCTGGATACGCTCAGTGGAGAGAGCAGTATTGTTTACATTACGGGAGAAGATGAGATGCTTTTGCATACAAGAGTTCCTTAAAGGAGGGTTGAGAAAACGAAATAAAGAGGCATTAATTTACCACTTTCCACAGGGATGTCGAGTCCCTGTAGAAAATGTCCTACTGTTTAGCAGGGTCTTTCTTCACCAACGGATGAACCATAGCGAAGGCAGATATGTGGGCTATGTCACCGAACATGTCACGGCAGAAGCTGTATGCCCCGTCTATGTGGTCAAAGAAGAATACATGCTCACTGATGGGTAGTTGTATGTAGCTTTTGTTTGGTACTTTGTACAGGCTTTCGACAGGCATCCTATCGAAGTCTGCGATATCTATTTCGCTAATCATTATTTTTCCTTCACGTTAAGTTGGTTGTGATGGGCTATATCAAGTTTCAGTTCCTGCTGACCAGCGGCATAGCCCATGTCGAAGTCAGCCTGTGCTATCCCGTGTTCACCGAAGCATACCTTAGGCCCATTCCTGAAGCCACACATAAATCCATAGGTGTAGAAAGACATACGCTTTCCTATTCTGCAAACGTAAACGAAGCAATGACACGCATCCCTGCCTTGCTAGAAAACATATCCACTGTGTTGCCATTAACCACAGCAAGAGCATGCCCCCTAACAATGACAACATGCCTACCCTTTGGGTTGTCAGCAAGGAATGTCTTTAGTGTCATGCCTTTGTCGCGGTATGTCACTGCATGTTCCATAGACATCTTCGCCATCCGCTTGCCATAGTAGGTGACATTGAAAGCACCAGCTTCCTTGTACACCTTGTCCAGTGCATGCCACGGAGTTCCTTTGTTGTCCCTACGTCCTGCCCTGTTTAGCAAGGACAGAGCTAAGGGATAGGAGTAAACACCTACATTAGCAATTGCCCTCACTGCACAATCACGCTTTTGTTTTAGGCCGAAGTCATTAGCGACATAGCCTACGTCTTTGGGTTTGATATACATACGTTTCCTTTCAGGAATGGTTAGTTAAACTGTAGCTTGATACCCTTGGTATGATCTGATTTTGCTTTTCCCGCTGGAGTTTTTCTCCACAAATTTGATACGAACATCACGCTCATTCAATGCTTGGCACAATATAGGCAGGTCACAGTCTTCTTCCAAGTACACATTGTCCCGTAGCTGGTAGCTGTAATTGCTGATAACCTGTGCCAAACCTAAGTTCTCCAGCACCTGTCGCTTCACCTTACCCCATGCATGCCCTGCATCGGAGTACACAATAATTGTGAATGTTTTCATACGCTTCCTTGTACAGGTCGGAATTTGATTTTAGCGTTGATGAGTGGATTCGGTGTCGGCTCACACACTACTTCGTAGCCCAACAAACTGATGTTCTTCATTGCCTCAATCGTCAGGGTCTTAGTGCCACACATCGAAGCAAATATCTTTGCCTTTGCACACACTGGGTAGGCCACAACACAGCCATACACTTCCTTCAGGTTAATATGTATTTGCATAACGCTCTCCTTTTAGTTTGGTGTTACCACCATGAATAATAAAACACAGCATAGTCAGCGACTAATGCATCGGTTGCCAATTCGATAAACCTTTCGGTGTTATCAATATCATATTGATCTATCTCAGCGTTACCAAAAAAGAAACCAGCCTCATGGGTAAGCTTGTTACTTCGTAAGTCATTCGCCATGTTCTCTATGTCCTGTGCATCAAGCCGAAGGTAAATGCAATTGAATTGCCCTGTGCCGCCCTTCTTCTCATAGAGCTTACGCATCCAACCATGAAGATGATTAAACTTACGCCAGTAAGCCACCTTCAAAGGCTTCACACCAGCAGTGAATCCCTCCATGATCTGAGTATCACCAACGTCTTTAGACGGGGTAACAAATGCATACATATCTAGTCCCATATCAATGTCCTTTCATGTAGGTTTGTGAATAAACGATATCATCGTTGATGTTTTCGGGAATAATATAATCACCAGTGTGGTTGTTAGCCTTGACATATTCCTCAATGTCACTCTCCAACATGTGTCGCCGTTCATGGATGGCATGAATGATGTACATAGGATGTGCAAACCCTTCGCCAACATAGAAATTACCTAGTTCAAACTCACCAAACCACACCATCACAGGTACTAGTTTATCGCTTACGATTTTCATATTGTTTCCTTTCAGGAAGTGTAATCGTTGTAAACTTGGACAGTGGCAAAGTCTACATGCCAGTTAAAGCTAGCCCAGCGCAGTGATGTGATGCCAGTGCTTGCTATGCTTACAAGCTTGACGGAACGCACAACTGGGCATTTGTCAGTCTCTATGTTATGTACTGATATGCCATCACAAGGGAAGCATTGGTCATAACGTAGCATGTCATGGGGAAACTTACCCTTGCCCATCACTGTGAATGTAATTATTTTCATTTTATTTCCTTTCAGGAATATCCCTATCGGGGAATCGTTTCACAAATTGCTAAACTGTTAATGAAATCAACAGCTTAGCTTCAAAATATCGTTTCACCAATCGTTTCACAGCGAAGCGCTGATGAAGCCCTTGCCACCCTCTGCCAACAATGCAGCCCACTTGGCACTATGCACCGGCTGCTCTGTGCTTCGCTGCACAAAGCTGGTGTACTTGTAGGGGTTGTAGGTGATGGCTGTACCCATCATCATGTACCGACTGTGTACATCATGAGCACCACTGTCTGCCATGTGTCCAGCGACACCGGCATGGACATTCTTGCGCTTCTCTGCCAGCACCCTGCTTCGCCCAGCTTGTGACACCTTGAACGTCACATCTGAGAGCAACACACTATTAGTGTGACCAATTACCAGCCCCTTGAACTGGCCCTCAAGAGCCTTAATGCTAAAGCATTTCTTGTGTAGGTTGAAATATACGAAGACTTTCATTTTGTTTCCTTTCAGGAAGTGAGTTGATTTATTTGTTGGTTGGGCTGTTGAAGTAGTCACCTACGGGGCGACCATAACGCTCTGGACAGCGCCCCATTTGCATTCCTAATGCAAAGATGGCATCGTCACGATTCTTGGCAGTAAACCCTTGGCCCAATTGACCAAGCATATCTTTATAAACTGCATGCCACATCTTAATGTTCCGGTGGTATGTAACTGTAATCATTTTATTTCCTTTAGGAAGAGTTACTTTGTTGGGCCGAATGACATACTGCCATCCATCATATCAAACACTAGGGCTTTCGCCCTGTTCAAATACATTCTAGCACTGTCGCTGTCGCCGTGTGCCATCATCTCTTGGGCATCTGACATCAGCCCTGCCACCACCATTGCACCACCGGAGAAGCGGTAGGTGATGGATTGTTTGACACTTTCTTTGAAAGTTTCAATGTTGCAGCCATACATTTGCATGTCATTCGTTACCGAATATTTAACCAAATTGCTGTATTCAGCGGGGTTTGTGAATATCATGATGTGTTTCCTTTCAGGAATGTTTCAGGGATTTTCGATAGGCCACAAAGGTATTCCCTTTGTAGACAGCAGCACCACAATCGTAGCAAGCTGCCCAGCTTAGCGCCTCTTTGAAGGTGAAGGTGTGATGCATTGCATCAAATTGAGGACACCACACAGTGTAACCAAATAGCTCCGCTAGTGTTTGTTTCATTCTGCCACCTCTTCGAGTTGCATCATAAAGTCAATGGCGTTGTCCAGTGCCTCACCTATGGTTTCATCACTGCCCTCGCTCTTGGGCTGCTCTTTATCTGTCCTAGACAGAGTGTCCCGAATGTCATAAAGATCAAACAGGACGATTTGGATTTGCTCTAAGTTCATGATTGTTTCCTTTCAGGAAGTGATTTCAGAATTGTAGGCTTCAGCCAGTGCATTTTCGCTGTCAATCGTCAACTGGTCAAACACCTGTTGCTTCGTGCCTTTGTAGCCCATACCCTTAAGAATTGCATAGCAAGTCTTACCTTTAGAGGTGAGTCGCATACCTCGCATCTCCAGTTTAAGTCCTTGCCTTAGTGAACGGAGACGGAAGGCTTCGATTTGATCGGGGGTTGTTAACATCATGATTGTTTCCTTTCAGGAATTAATAGGTGGGGGTACTCACTTCACTGCATCTACTACGAATCCACGATTTACGCAGTCACAGCATCTGCTTTCCCCCCGAAAAGATTAACGAAGCGAAGCAGCTTCGCCGCTCAGTGCCACAGATACAATTGTATCCCTGTTGATGCAGCGATAACCTGCATTCTGCATGTCATACACCACAAGGTATTTGCTGTGGTCAACAGTGGACAAACCACCTTTCAGGTGTTTCTTCACACCTAATCGGCAATTCATTTTGCGAAGCTGTCCGTCTTTCTTTTTAAAGACTACAGTTACGAATTTGCCTTTGCTTTCAGCAATGAGAGCGGAAAAAGCAGCAGATATAATGGACATAATTTTCCTTTGTTGGATAGTTGCTTGATAGATACTCTGTAGCCCAGTGCCACAAAGCATCTTAAAGCGTCCACTGTATAACACCGACCCCGATGCCACTGTAGACACATCCTGCACATATTATCACCATGATATGTCAGCATAGATAGCGGAATTCCCTCGCCGCTACTCAAGCCCAGCCAATTTCAGCTTCGCTGTCACCGAAGCATACTGATACCGGAATTAAATTTTTAAAGAACAATCGGGAGAAGCTTCGCTTCACAGCGGGGCTTAACCCTATAGAGAAAGTACGATAACCCTCTGCAAAGCCCTTAGGGCTTTACGCAGTGCTATCAGGCTGCTAATGCAATCGGTATGAATTTCCTTTCAGGAATACTCTTACGATCAAACACAAAGCCACTGTAATCAAGCTTCGCTTTGCCTTTTGCATACAGTGCCACAACGACACCCTTTTCCTCTAAGTGACGAATGTCACTGTTATCACCACCGATTACAGCCATTCCCCTATGCATCTTCGGAATCGAAGCAACGTCACGGAATACTGTCGCAATTCGCATCCCAAGGGCCACTGCTTTTTCAACAAAGGGCTGAAAGCCCTGCACACCGCTATCACTGAAGGTCAGGTCATAATTTGCTGGAATAAATCTACGATTTACATCCTTGGTGTAGTCGTAGAATTGAACGTCAGGGAAAGCAGCAAATATGTTTACATATTCAGTGCCATCGGCATCGACAAAAGCTACGCTTTCCCAACGAATATCACTAGTGCCGTTCAATCGAATCAGCGCTGTCTTATTTTGCTTTGTTGCTTTAGCAACTAGCTGACGAATATTCATTGCCAATTGCACCATGAAAGAGCTACGCTCTTCGAAGAACCATATTGTTTTGTTGATTCGACCTTGTGCCACTGTTGACATAGCACCCCGTCCAGCGGTGAATAGGCATCCTTCGCTGCACTTGGCAATGCCAGCCATGCTGCAAGTATTCCACTTTGTGGAAGTGTATGGTGCTAGATAGAGGATGCCGGTTAAGAAACCAAAGGTTTCACCCTTTACAGTTTTGGCATCTGCACCGATAGAAAGCAAAGCTTTAGACTTGAACATAACGTGTTTCCTTTCAGGAAGGTTGTGGCAATATTGCCGAAGAAACGCTACTGTATCACACCGATAATAACCATGTCAACACTAGGGGCTTACCCTGCTTTTCCTTCTACGAAGGCCATGAGCGGTGTCAACACTAGTGCCATGAAACCGGCAGTTATCATGGTGTAACCACCATCACTACCCAACGCAACCACACTGATTGTGCCACCTACAAGGAACAATGCCGCCTTGAAGGCCATGAAAATCGTAAAACTGTAATCGGCTTTTCTCATTTTTTGTCTTTCAATTTTTTTAAAGAAGAAAGTATTTCCCCTTTTCATACTGATAAAGGGGATACTTTCTTCAAAAATTGAAAGACAAAGATTCGCGGGTGATGCGCCCAGACCTTCTTAAACTAATACAATTCTAGATGCCATCACTGTGTTCTGGCATAAGAATTGTTTTTATTAGTTTAAGAAGACCGCGCGAGGCTTTACCAGCTTTTCCAATTGTCCACAGGTTTTCCACAATGGCCGTTTTGTGAGGTGAATAAGCTGTGGATAACTCTGTGGTGTGGTAGATAAACGACAGACTTTTTAGGGGCTGGAAAGCACTGTGGATTTGAACAGCTTTTATACTGGTCAGTCTATATTCCGACTCATCAGTATGCCGGGTGTACTCTCCAGTCTATTTTATTACTGACGGGTTTTCGGAAAAAGCTGTTTTCGAATCAGTATTCATTCTTATGTAAGTCATTGAATTCATTGAAGATTTTGAATTCAGGGTGATTCTTTGAATGACTTAAAACAACACCTGCCTCCGCGCAGCCCCAGTCGCAGACTCTCGCCGCCGTGTGCCGCTGTGCGCCGCCGTGCCGCCGCTGACGGGGGTGGGCGTGGGCCACCGGGGGGTATGGCGCTATTTGTGTATGGCCTCGCACACGGAAGGGATTTTTAACTTTCCCTCCTTACGATAGCGTATGTATATACTTATATATGTATACAAAACCATACATCTTATACAGTTTTATGTATATATCTAACACAAAGCATGTTAGAAGCCGTAGAACCCGTTAGAATCTAACAGACACTATTCAAGCCACTAACCCCTTGGCTATTGGATAAAAGGTCTGTAAAGACCCATTAAGGCGGCTTGCTGAGGATGTTGCAATGGAAAGCAATCTCGACTGTGCAATCAACAACTTCATGTCAATACCTTTCATCAAATGCAAGTATCATTCATGAATACAGCAAGCTGAAAGAGGGGGTGGTGTACACACAGATGTGTTATGCTATCATTGAGTCTGAAAGAAAAAGAAGAAAAGAGTTGACAGATGCCATCATTGTGTGTAACACTCAAAGCTGTGGGGGGTAGGGGGGCTATGAAGTCTTCATAGTTAATTAGAGCCTCTTAGAGTTCTATAGCGTTAAAGAAACTGTTTTAATATACAATGGTAGCTATAGTATTTAAAGTAGTTAGACTATTCTTTTATTCTTATTTCTCTTTGTTTTCTAAATTAGAGTTCTAATTATCTACTTAAGCAATTACAATGCCAACTATGCTACTTAAAAGCTAAAAGCTACAATTCCACATTATGAAACAAACTGAGAGTACAGCATCTACACTACTAAGAACTAAGAAAGAATTAGATGCTGATGGATTGTTATACTCTCCACCCTATTCTGTTATGGCACAGGTCTATATAGCTATGCATAACGACAGAATGGAAACAGTTCATATTCCTCACAGTGATGTTTACTTTGTTAGGACAGCGTTAGAAAAGCGCACAGGTTATTGGTTCCCTCTTGATGCTGTTGAATATGCAATGAAGCAAGAGGGATGGAATGATAGGAAAGGAGCTAGTAGGTTTTCTATTAGCGAATAACAAATGGAAATTAAAAGAGGAACAGAAGTCTTCAGCGGGTACAATAAGCCTAAGGCTACCCCGCAGCATCCGACTAAGAGCCATGTTGTGTTAGCCAAAGAAGGCGATAAGGTTAAGCTTATTCGTTTTGGACAGCAGGGTGTTAAAGGCGCAGGAGCGCATCCAACAACAGAAAAAGAGAAGGCTAGGCAGAAGAGCTTCAAAGCTAGACATGCCAAGGATATAGCAATTGGAAAGATGTCAGCGGGTTATTGGGCTGATAAGGTTAAATGGTGATATAACTAGTTTAGTGGCTATACTATCAACCAATCGTTGGTAATATAGCTAGTTTAATATTAACAAGGAACAGCAATGGCAACAGCAGCAGAAAAAGTAGCGATGTATAGAGAGAAGGCTAAAGACACTACCCTTCCTCAAGATGTACGCAATGCCTATTTGGATAAGGCTACAGAGCTTGAATACAAAGCATACGAAGAAACGAAGGCTGGAACCACCAAGTCTTCTACTCCCCCACAACCAGCTAAGATGGCTGTAGGTGGAGCAGTGAAACCTCGTTGGTTAAAACCAATGAAGATGGCTACAGGTGGTTATGTTAATTGTGGAGCTTCGGTTCCTCCTGCTCAGAAAGGCAAAAAATAAAATGGCTACTAAGAAAATTGTTCAAGGTAAAGAGACGTATGCTTCCAAGGCTGCGATGATGAAGCATGAGAAAAGCGAGCCTCTAAAGAAACAAATGAAAGAAGACATGGCTATGATGGCTAAGGGTGGTGCTGTCAAGAAGAGTGCTAAGACTCCTGCTGTTGCCATTGTAATCGGCATGGGCAAGCCTAAGGGCAAGATGATGATGAACAAAGGTGGTATGGCTAAAGGAAAGAAATGCTAACATGGCTACGAAACTTTCTAAAAAGCAAACTGCCAAAGTGGGCAAAGTGATGCATGAGTTTAAGGGCAAGTCTTTGCATAGTGGCAAAGGTGGCCCTGTGGTTAAGAATCCAAAGCAAGCAATCGCTATTGCCTTGTCTGAAGCTTCCAAGCTAAAGAAGAAGTAAGCCATGCCATTTGAGGCATCAAGTAAGTTTAAAACAGAGGGTGCTCGTATTACGGCTACGGCTCCCGATGCTAGCGCTCAGCTTGTCTATCAATGTCCTCCTAACTTCTCAGCTATTATTAGGCTTCTAAACATTGCTTCTGGGTCATCAGCTAATAAAACCATTGCTGTACAATTTTATCATGTAGAAGACTCTACCTATCATTACTTATTGAATGACTATGTAATGACTAGTAATAGTTCATTTAATGTTTTAAATGCTGGTATCATGTCTTTGCATCAGAACGATAAAATTGTAGCTCACACTAATTCTGCTAGCAATTTTGACATTGTTATATCTGTAGAAGAATACTTTGACCCTGTTAGGAGATAACACATGGCTACTACAAGCAAAAGCTCTGTTGCTAATCCATACACTAAGCCTACACTGAGAAAGAAGATATTGTCTCAGGTTAAGTCTGCTGCTGTTCAAGGCACAGCCGCTGGTGAATGGTCAGCTAGAAAAGCACAGCTTGTGGCTAAGAAATACAAAGCTGCTGGTGGTGGGTATAAGACATGAAAGCCTCTCAGAAATCTCTGAAGGATTGGACAGATCAGAAGTGGACAACTAAGTCTGGTAAGCCTTCATCTAAAACTGGAGAGCGCTATCTGCCAGAAGCAGCAATAAAGGCTTTAACTCCTGCTGAGTATGCTGCCACAACAAAAGCAAAACGAGCAGGTACAGCTAAGGGTAAACAATTTGTAGCACAGCCTAAGTCTGTTGCTTCTAAAACAGCGAGATATAGATAATGGCAAAAGAACTAGACGAAAGACAAAAGAAATTCCTAGAGATACTGTTTGAAGAGGCAGCAGGTAATCCTCTTGTTGCAAAGAGATTGGCTGGCTACTCTGATGGCTATTCCACCAAAGAACTAATTAACTCTTTGAAGGAAGAAATCTCTGAAGCCACCACGCTGTTCATTGCTATGAATGCTCCCCGTGCTGCTTGTGCTATAATCAGCGGCATTGATAGTCCTACACAATTAGGACTTAAAGAGAAGTTGAGTGCAGCTAAGGATATGCTTGATAGGGCTGGTCATGTTAAGACAGACAAGGTTCAAGTTGAAGCCATGAACGGTATTATGATTTTACCTGCTAAGGATAAATCCGAGGAAGACTAATGACTGAACGCACTGCTGGTAAGTGGATACTGCCACAGCCAGAAGAAGGTAAGGAATATGTTTCAGTACCTCAGCTATCCAGAACAATACCGTTTGGCTACAAGAAAGACGAAGAGAATGAAGGGTGGCTCCTTCCTATTCCGTTAGAACTAGATGCTCTTGAGGAAGCCAAGAAATATCTTAAGCAATATTCATACAGGCAAGTTGCTGCTTGGATTACAACAGCAACAGGAAGACAACTTTCTCATGCAGGACTCAAGAACAGAATAGAACATGAACAGTCGAACAGGAGAAAATCTTCAACTTACCGCCTCCTTGCCCAGCGGTACGAAGAAGCGCTTAGGAAGGCCGAAGAATACGAAAAAAGAATCGGAACCGAAGGAAGCTTCTTTGAGTCCGATCATTTTAGAGACATCTCTTCCACCTTCAGAACCAGCGATATCTAATATCGTTGTTCCCACTTCCACACAGAATGTAATCTTCAAGCCCAATGATGGGCCTCAGACATTCTTCCTATCTGCTTCTGAAAGAGAAGTGCTATATGGTGGAGCCGCTGGCGGTGGCAAGAGTTATGCCATGTTGGCAGACCCTCTTCGCTACTTAGCCCATCCACAATTCTCTGGATTGCTGCTACGCCACACAACAGAAGAGCTTCGTGAGCTTATCTGGAAAAGCCAAGAAATATATCCCAAGATTTATCCCAACATCAAGTGGAGTGAGAGGAAGATGCAGTGGGTAGCACCGTCTGGGGCTAGGCTTTGGATGTCCTACCTAGACAGAGACGAGGATGTGCTGAGATATCAGGGATTAGCCTTTAGCTGGATAGGCTTTGATGAGCTTACGCAGTGGCATACCCCCTTTGCTTGGAATTATATGCGCTCACGGCTGCGTACTCCAGCAGCAGACCTCCCAATTTACATGAGAGCCACCACAAATCCGGGTGGCCCCGGTCATGCTTGGGTTAAAAAGATGTTTATTGACCCAGCACCAGCAGGAAAACCCTTCTGGGCTACAGATATTGAGACTGCAACTGTATTAAGCTACCCAAAAGGACACACTAAAGAGGGTCAACCCCTGTTTAAACGCCGTTTTGTACCTGCTATGCTGTCTGATAACCCATATTTGGCTGAGACAGGCGACTACGAGACGATGTTGTTGTCCCTTCCTGAGCATCAACGCAAGCAATTGCTAGAAGGAAACTGGGATATTGCAGAGGGAGCAGCCTTTTCTGAGTTTAATAGGGCCATACATGTGGTAGAACCCTTTGACATCCCAAGTAATTGGGTAAAGTTTAGGTCATGCGACTATGGATATGGTAGTCATAGTGCTGTTGTTTGGTTTGCTGTTACTCCAAGTGAGCAAATTATCATCTATCGTGAGTTATATGTATCAAAGGTGTTGGCAAAAGACTTGGCTCACATGGTATTGAAGGCAGAACAGAACGATGGCACTATAAGATACGGAGTATTGGATAGCAGTTGCTGGCATAAGCGTGGAGATACTGGCCCTTCCCTAGCAGAACAGATGATTATGGAGGGATGCCGCTGGCGACCTTCGGATAGAAGTGCTGGTAGTAGGGTTGCAGGTAAGAATGAGATGCATAGAAGGTTGCAGGTTGACCCATTTACAGAAATGCCAAGAATGGTTATAACTAGTAACTGCGTAAATACAATAGCTCAGCTTCCTATTATTCCTTTGGATAAAAAGAATCCTGAGGATATAGATACAAAGACGGAAGATCACTTATATGATGCAATTCGCTATGGCATTATGAGCCGTCCTAGAAGTAGTTTGTTTGATTATAATCCAGCAAACAGTAAACAGTATGGGATGAAAGTAGCTGACCCAGTTTTTGGTTATTGATATTAAGGAATAATATGGTAGAGAAGCAAAAAGCGCTGGGAGATAAAACCTTAGCCCTAGATGATATTAAATCTGTAGAAGATTCAGAAGCTACTGGTGGCGGTATTATTGCTTATGTGCAAGAACGCTTTACTAGGTCTGAGACAAGTAGAAAGCAAGACGAGACAAGATGGCTCCGCGCCTATCGCAATTATCGTGGTATCTATGGAACTGATGTACAGTTTACAGAACATGAGAAGTCTCGTGTATTCATTAAAGTAACCAAGACAAAAACTCTAGCTGCCTACGGTCAAATCATTGAGGTATTATTTTCCAACAACAAGTTTCCTCTTAGCGTAGACCCTACTGTTCTTCCTGATGGTGTGGTTGAGAGTGTACACTTTGACCCTAACGACAAGACCCCACCTGTTCCAAAGAAGAAAACAGAGATTCCTTTTGGTGATAGTGGTAGTGAGGCTATTCCTAGTGGGTTCTCATTAGATGATCTAGAAGAAATGCTAGGCTCTATGAAGGATGAACTCAAAGACATCCCCAATCTAAAAGAAGGGCCGGGGGTTACTCCTTCATCCGTCACCTTTAGTCCTGCTATGGTGGCAGCTAAGAAGATGGAGAAGAAAATCCATGACCAGTTAGATGAGACAGGAGCTTCTAAGCATCTACGTTCTACTGCTTTTGAAATGGCTCTGTTTGGAACGGGCGTTATGAAAGGCCCATTTGCTGTCAACAAAGAATATGCTAGCTGGGATGGGGATGGTAAATATAAACCAACAATTAAAACTGTACCAGAAGCATCACATGTTTCTATCTGGAACTTCTATTGGGATGCAGACGCTAACAACACAGAAGATTGCCAGTATGTTATTGAGCGGCACAAGATGTCGCGTACTCAGCTTAGAGCGCTAAAGAAACGTCCGCATTTTAGAGCCAATGTAATTGACCAAATCATTGAAGAAGGTGAAGGCTACGTTAAGAGATATTGGGAAGACGATCTAAAAGATTATGCTCCCACCTTTGGCGTTGAGCGCTTTGAAGTTTTGGAATATTGGGGTAATGTAGATATTGATTTGTTGGAGGAGAATGACGTAGTTATTCCTGAAGACATGAAAGAAGCTGGTGAACTACAAGCTAATATCTGGTATTGCAACGGTAAGATTCTTCGTCTTGTTTTGAATCCTTTCAAGCCAGCGCGTATTCCTTACTACGCTGTTCCTTATGAACTCAATCCCTACTCCTTAGCTGGCGTTGGTATTGGTGAGAACATGGATGATACGCAGACACTGATGAATGGCTTCATGCGTATGGCTGTTGATAATGCTGTGCTGTCTGGTAATCTCATCTTTGAAATTGATGAAACTAATCTTGTCCCCGGTCAAGACCTATCTGTGTACCCCGGCAAAGTGTTCCGCAGACAAGGGGGCGCTCCGGGTCAGTCGCTGTTTGGAACTAAGTTTCCAAATGTTTCCAATGAGAACCTACAACTATTTGATAAAGCTAGACAACTAGCAGATGAGTCCACAGGACTTCCATCATTCTCTCATGGTCAGACAGGCGTATCTGGAGTAGGAAGAACTGCCAGCGGTATCAGCATGTTGATGAATGCTGCTAGCGGCAATATCAAAACAGTCATTAAGAATGTGGATGATTATTTGCTTGCTCCTTTGGGTGAGGCTTTCTTTAACTTCAATATGCAGTTTGACTATGATCCTGAGATTAAGGGAGACTTGGAAGTAACGGCTAAGGGAACAGAAAGCTTGATGGCTAATGAAGTTAGAAGCCAGCGATTGATGCAGTTCTTGCAGATTGCTAGCCAGCCTTCACTTGCTCCGTTTGCTAAATTCCCTTACATCATCCGTGAAATTGCAAAGAGCATGGACTTAGACCCCGACAGAGTTACCAACAACATGGACGAGGCTATGAAGCAAGCGTTCTTAGCTCAGCAGAATGCACCTCCTGCACCTCCTGCTGCACCAGCCGGTGCTGCTCCACAGGGCGCTCCCCCGCAAGGCGTAGCTGGCCCTCCTAGCGTGGCAGACATGAGTGGTGGTGGCGGTGGCAACATTGGTGTTGGCGCTGCTCCTGCGCCCGGAGAACAAGGATTTAGCGGCAATGTCTGATAAGTCTTATCTACCCAAGTTAAAAGGACTGGTTGCAAACAACAATCAATGGGAGGGCTTTTGTGAAATGCTTCAATTTAATATTGAACAGCAACAACGAAAGCTTGAACAAGCAACTGAACTCCGAGAAATACATCAAGCTCAGGGAGCTATAACTATGCTGCGTCAAATGAAATATCTCAAGGAAGAAATAAATGCCCACAAATAATCTGTTAGCTACTGGTGGAATGAAACAACAAGGTGGAACAGTAGACCCTGTTAGCGGTAACGCTGTTCCTGTAGGTTCTCTACAAAATGAAGTTAGAGACGATGTAGATTCAAAGCTTAGTAATGGTGAGTTTGTTTTCCCTGCTGATGTTACACGCTACATTGGTCTAGATAAGCTTATGCAAATCCGTGAAGCAGCCAAGCAAGGACTACAGAAAATGGATAGCATGGGACAGATGGGAAATTCTGAGGAAGTTGTTGGAGACGGAAATAGCGAAGATCAATTCTCTTCTCACATTGATGACATTATTGCCACTGTTGATGGGAAAGAAGGAGTAAAGAAATTTGCTGGTGGTGGTGGAGTAAATACAACTTCATATAGTGGAGCGCCTTTGCAGGGATTTTCAATGGAGCTATACGAAGACCCCAAAACAAAAGTAACAAGATACATTCCTTTCCTTAATGGTAAAGCCTTGCTTCCTGTTCCCTCTGGGTATATAAAGAAAGATGTTTCTGCTCCAGCAACAGACACTACAACGACTACCACTACTCCAGCAACAGCCGTAGATACCACAGGGAAAACAGGCGGTGGTGGTGGAACAAGTAGGGATGGTACTGATACTACTGGTGGAATAGGTGGCACAGGTGGAGGAACTACTCCTGAAGGATTTGGTGGAATACAAAGCGGAACAAGTTCAACTATTGGAAAATTTACAGGTCTTCTTCCCGGCCCTCTTGGACTCTTAGCCGCCGCCGCTGTTAAAGTTTATACTAAAATAAATAATGAACAAGCAGCAGCGGCAAATGCTAAAGCAGTAGACGCTTCTGCTTTATCCTCCATGGGATTTAGTGCCGCGTCTGTAAAAGCTGCACAAGAAGCAGCAGCTAAGGCAACTCTTGAGGGTAAGTCTGCTAAAGATATTGCAGTTGCAGCAGCTAATGCAGCCTCTGTAGGTGTAGCTACTGGAGCACCAAAAGATTCGTTAGATGCTTTGATGGGAATTACCAATGCATTTAATACAATGACGAATACACAAGCTCAAGAAAATGCTACAGAGACTTCTGTAAACACTAGTCTTGCTGCTGCCGGTCTTGAGGGGCAAGTGCCAGCAGGTATGTGGGGCGTAGTTGTTAGCGGAATTCAAGATGGGCTTACTGCACAACAAGCTGTAGATAAGGCTATTCAAGTTGCTGATACAGCAGTTAATAAAGACGCAGCATTAGCGAATATAGCAGAAGCAACTAAAGAAGCCGTAACTGCTCAAGATACAGCAGATAACAAAGACGCAGCAGCAGCTAATATGGCAGCAGCAATTCAAGCAGCCATCAACGCTCAAAATGCTCAGGATACAGCACCTTTATCCTTATCTCAAGTATCAGTAACTTCGGATGCTTCCATAAGTGATGGTGGTACTGATGGAATTGGTGGCGGCGTTGGCTCTGGTGGTTATAGTGGCCCAGCTTCTGGCGCAACATCCGCAGGTTCTGCCCCCGGCCCAAGCGCAGGTTCGGCTGCTGGCCCTGCTAGTGGTGGAGAAGGTGGCGATGGCGGTGGCTCTGCTGCTGGTAGCGCAGCCCGTGGAGGTATAGGCTTTGGTGGAACTGGTAGCGGTGTAGGTGGTGATGGTGGTGACGGCGGTGGGGGCGGCAATACAGGCCGTGGTGGCGGCGAAGGCGGCGGTGGTGCTGGCGCTGGTGCTGGGGGCGGTGGTGATGGAGGTGGTGCTGGGGGCGGTGGTGATGGAGGTGGAGGAAACGGCCCAACATGCTTTGTTAAAGGCTCCTTAGTAACACTTGCTGATGGAAGAAGAATAGCTATTGAAGATGTTGCTGTCGGAGACTTTGTTCTTGGACAGGGCGGCTCTAATGAAGTTGTAGCCTATGATCGTCCGCAGTTGATTATCCCAGATGTCCGTAATGGCACTCTTTATGGCATTAACGGCTCTAAGAAATTCATTACTTCAGAACATCCCGTGATGACTAAGGATGGCTGGAAAGCTATTGACCAAGAGAACGCTAAGAAGTTTGAGCCTCATCTGAGTAAGATTTTAGTTGGTAGTCTGATAGTTGGTGATCTCCTTGTCAAAGAAGGTGGAGAACTTATGCTAGTTACTAGCATAGATAAATACACTGATCAGCCTCAACAGCAACTATATAACTTGATGCTCAACGGTGATCATACATATTATGTAAATGAAATGCTTGTTCACAATAAAGACTAAAGTAAACTGATATATAATACAAATATCTAAACCAGTGGTGAGCTGGAAGATACTTAATAACAACCCACCATTATTGGCTAACCTGACTCCCCGATTTATCGGCTACAGACCAGCCCCAACTTAAGGATATATTTATGACAGAAGCAGTGATGGAAAAACAAGAACAGAAGACAGCATTTGCTAGCCGCAATGCTAATGACGAAAGAATTAAAAAAGAAGAAGACGAACTAAAAGATTTAATTAATCTAAACACAGAAGGAAAACCGGCCTCAGTTAACCCAGAAGACGATAGCAACTTAAATGCAGAGGAAAAAACATTTAAGAAACGCTATGGCGATTTAAGAAGTCATTCCCAAAAGCAGCAAATTCAACTTCAGAAAGAGATTGATGAGCTTCGGGAACAGCTACAGAAGAGTACCAGCAATCAGATTAAACTCCCTACCAGCGATGAAGACCTAGCTGCTTGGGCTAATGAGTATCCTGATGTTGCCCGTATTGTAGAAACAATTGCAATCAAAAAAGCCAAAGAACAATCAGCAGAACTAGACCAGCGCTTTAAAGCTCTGGACGATAGGGAGCAGGAGACTGCCAGAGAAAAGGCAGAGGCTGAGTTGCTTCGTATGCATCCCGACTTTGAGAATATCAAAGACAGTGATGAGTTTCACAATTGGGTGGAAGAGCAGCCTAAGTGGGTACAGAACGCTTTGTATGAGAATGACACAGACGCTAAAGCAGCATCCCGTGCCATTGATTTGTACAAGGCAGATAAGGGAATTGGTAAACCAAAGAAGGCAGATAATCGAAGTGCAGCCGAAAGTGTCTCCACTAGAAGCAGCCGTTCTGCTCCTTCTGGTCAGGACATGGACGGGGTTATTTATGAATCCCAAGTTAATTCCATGACATCCCATCAGTATGAAGCTAACCAAGAAGCCATCTCAAAGGCTATTAAATCTGGTAAGTTTGTATACGATCTAAGTGGCAACGCACGTTAAGTGTTGACACCTTTTGAAAATGTGATATAACCTTAAGCAAGGCCATTGATTTGGTCTTGCTCTTGGGTCTTCGCCGTTATCCGTAACCACCGAAAGCCCTAGAATGTTTAACGCAAACTGTCAGTAAGCAGATTACCCAAATAATCTAGCCAATAAATAAAAGTCCTCTAGAAGATTTTTATATATTCACCTAGCATGATTGGCCCTGTGGAACTAGGTCAGCGTATATAAGTATATGCCCATCTATCTATAGGAGAAATATCATGGCATTTCCCAAGGCAACGGGTTACGGCAATTTACCTAATGGTAATTTTAGTCCAGTAATCTATTCCAAGCAAGTACAACTTGCATTCCGTAAGGCTTCCACTGTTGAAGCCGTGACCAACAACGACTATTTTGGCGAGATTGCCAACATGGGCGATTCGGTTAAGATCATCAAAGAGCCTGAAGTTAGCGTTCAGTCGTATGCTCGTGGTACACAAATCACTGCACAAGACCTGAATGATGAGGACTTCACACTTGTTGTCGATCAGGCTAACTACTATGCCTTCAAGATTGATGACATTGAAGCCGCTCACTCCCATGTAAATTTCATGCAAATGGCTTCTGATCGCGCTGCTTATCGCATCCGTGACCAGTATGACCAAGACGTTTTGGGTTACATGTCTGGCTATCAGCAATCCGCTAAGCATGCTCAAGCAGGTACAGCCCGTACTACCTACCCCGGTACTAAGGCATTGACTGAAGCTGGCTCCAACGAATTGCTGTCCACCATGCAATTGAAGAAGAGTGACTTTGGTAACATTACTACCGCCTCCGCTGGTGACCATTCCATTCCTTTGGCTGCTCGTCTGCCGGGTGCTACCGCACTGCCCACGGCTACGGCTTCTCCTCTGATGGTGATTTCCCGTATGAGCCGTTTGCTAGACCAACAGTTCGTTGACACTAGCGGACGCTGGTTGGTGATTGACCCCATCTTCATGGAACTGTTGAAAGACGAAGACAGCCGCTTGCTTAACAGCTTGTTCGGTGGTTCTGGTCTGCAAAACGGTTTGGTAGTGGACAACCTGCACGGCTTCAAAGTGTATGTGTCTAACAACCTGCCTAAGGTTGGTACAGGCGCTGGCACTACAGGTACGGCTAACCAGAACACCAACTTCGGTGTTATCGTTGCCGGTCACCAGTCTGCTATTGCTACCGCTCAGCAGATCACCAAGACAGAAACCTATCGTGACCCAGATAGCTTTGCTGACATCGTGCGTGGTATGCATCTCTATGGTCGCAAAATCTTGCGTCCTGAGGGCATCGTCACTGCTAAGTATAACGCTGCTTAAGGAGAACATAAATGGCAACTATTACCACTCTCTCTAATGCTGTCGGTGCAGGTACACAACCTGTCCGTTCTGTCCGCAACTCCCCCTATATGGTTGAGAATACCATTAGTTGGTCTGCTGCTGCAACGGCAAAAGGTAGTGTCCTCGCCGCCGCTGATGTAATCGAAGCTCTGCAAATCCCTGCACAATCCATTGTGTTGGCTGCTGGCTTCGAAGTTATTACCGCCGCTACAGGTAGCTGCACGGTGAGCTTGGGTGTTACCGGCGTGACTGCTGCTGCTTATGTGTCGGCTTTCGCTGTCACTAGCTCGGCTACCGCTGGCACTTATGCAACCCCTGCAACTGCTGGCTATCCGATTGTTTCGCAGTCTGCTGATACGCTGGACTTGTTGCTTGTCACTGAGACTACAACTCTCAGCGCTGGCTCTATCCGTGTGTTTGCTTTGATTGTTGACGCACAAGATCGTGTTGGCCCCACCTCGGTAGACCGTGAACAGTTGGCTTAAGCGCTAACTACCTGATCAGGGGCAGCTTCCACAAGAGGTTGCCCCTTTTCTTTTTGTTAAAGGATTAATATGGCTATCACTTCCGCAGTTTGTACAAGCTTTAAGAAGGAGCTTCTAGAGCGCAAGCACGACTTTAATTCAACGTCTGCTCATACATTTAAGATTGCTCTCTTCACTTCTGCTGCTACTCTCGGTGCTTCCACCACAGCCTACACCACTACTAACGAAGTTGTTGGTACAGGCTATACAGCCGGTGGAACTACACTAACTAATATTGACCCCACCTCCAGTGGGACTACAGCATTCGTTGACTTCAATGATGCTACATGGTCTAGTGCAACTATCACTGCTGCTGGTGCTTTGATTTATAACACTACCACGGATGGTGGCACAGGAACAACTAATGCTGTTGCTGTCATTTCTTTTGGTGGGGATAAGACCTCAACCAACGGTGATTTTGTTGTGCAGTTCCCAACAGCAGACGCTACCAACGCTATCGTTAGAATTGCTTAAGGAGTAGTCCTGTGGCTACTACAACCCGCTCTGGGGCCATATACGGTATAGGTAGGTATGGCGCTGTAAGGTACGGCTCAACTAGTGTTGCCTACGTTCCTGATGGTTTAGAAGCCACAGGTTCAGTAGGCAGCATCACTATAGTTGGTAAAGCCAGTGTCTTAATTAGCGGAGTAGAAGCCACAAGCTCTGTGGGTTCTGTAATAGTAGTGGCTAAGGCTACTGCTGTTGTATCTGGAGTTAGCGCAAGTAGCGCAGTTGGCACTGTTAGTATATTAGCTGGAGCTGTTGTAGCACCTACTGGTGTACAAGCATCAGCTAGTGTAGGTTCTATAACAGTAGTAGCAAAGGCTGTCACTAGTGTCAGCGGCGTAGAGGCGACAGGTTCTGTAGGTGATGTAGTTGTAGTGGCTAAGGCTACTACTGTTGTATCTGGAGTTAGTGTCACAGCATCCGTAGGGGATGTGCTGGTTCGTTCTATCAACAGGATTCCTGTAGACGGAATAGGAACAGTTGCTAGTATAGGTGACGTAGTTGTAGTGGCTAAGGCAGTCACTGGAATTACTGGGGTTAGTGCTTCTTCTAGTATTGGAGAAGTTGCAGTAACGGCGGCTAGTATAACTACCATTACTGGTTTAAGTACTACAGCCAGTATAGGAAGTGTCAATATTGCTGTGGGTATTGTTATACCCATAGTGGGTATATCTGGTATAACCCAGCTTGGTAGTGTTACAATAACTACTTCGTCTTTTGATTATGCTGCTGTAGCTAGTTTATATGACAGAAAGCGTACAGTATATGTTGAGAGACATAGCCTCAGTAAAGATAGAACAGTGCTTGTACAGCAAGAAATTAGAAAAGTATATGTTGAAGCTAAAGGTACATCATCGACACGAGTAGCCAATGTGTCGGTGTTGCCTAGAAGAGCGTACATGTATAGAAAGACAACTTCTTCAGATAGAAGTGTTTTAGTAGCTTAAGGAAAAACAATGTCGTTTAGATGGCCTAATAAAGACCCAGATGAAATACTTGATTACAGTGTAGACTGGTCTAGATGGATAGGTACTGCCACGATTAGTTCTGTTACTTGGTATGTAGATAATTCTTCTGGAGTTAAGACAGCCCTTCCTGCTAGCACCACTGTGAATGGAATACAGAATGTATCTCAAACAATTAGTGGCGCTGTTGCTACAATTAATCTAGGTTTAGGAACTAATAATACGGAGTATAAATTTACTTGCAGTATTACAGATAGTACAGGGAATGTTGTAGAGCGTGTTATTAGACTTAGAGTTAAGGAGCAATGACATGGCCTACAATTTTTTAGATTTAGTTAATGAAGTTAATAGAGCGCTCAACGAAGTCGAATTAACTTCAACTACTTTTCCAAACGCCGTTGGTTTCTATGCTAAGGTTAAAGACTCAGTTAACACAGCAATCAGAGATATCAACCATACTCACTATGAGTGGCCCTTTAACCATGTATTAGCAGAAGAAACATTAACTGCGGGTACTATTAGATATGCTTATCCAACAGATGCAAATACTTTAGATTTTGATTCATTCCGTATTAGAGAAGACGCTACACTAGGAAACAGAACAGTAAAGCTGTCTTCTATTTCCTATGAAGATTATCTAGATAGATTTATTGATCACGAGTATACAACCGAAACAAATAAACGAACTCTACCTACTTATGTATTTCAATCTCCTAGCTTAGAGTTTGGTGTTGTTCCTGCCCCTGATCAGGCTTATGAAGTGCTGTATGAGTATTATAGAATTCCTGTAGACTTAGCAAGCTATAGCGATGTTCCTGATATTCCAGAAAGATTTAGACATGTCATTGTAGATGGGGCCATGTTCTACGCTTATATGTTCAGAGGTAATGAGCAGTCTGCTGGTATATCAAAACAGAAATATGATGAAGGTGTTAAGAGAATGCGTAGTATGCTTGTTAACCGTTATGGATATGTACGTTCTGGAATGATTACTCCTGCCAGTGGTTCAGTAAGATCGTTTGGTGACAGGGTTAAATAATATGGCAGACGCTTGGAAGACTTATGCCTTTGAGTTTGGTGGTGGACTTATATCAAATTTCTCACCACTACAGCACGGTGTCAAAGCTCCGGGAAGTGCGCGTATTCTTAAGAATTTTGAGCCTTCTATTAACGGTGGCTACAAAAGAATTGAGGGATTTACCAAATTCTCTAGCAGTTTTATTCCTGCTTATGGTGAACCAAAGGTGCATGGTAGTGGTCAGACAGGGACATCACTAACACTGGCTAACATCTATACCGCTCCTTTAGAAGGGTCTACCTTCACTATAGCTGGTGTTACAGGGACATACACAGTAGCCACTGGTGGTGTCTCCTTTGATAGTTCTTACAAAAGAGTTACATTAACTCTAACTACTTCCTTAGCCAGCAGCCCTGCTGATAAAGCGGCTATAACTTTTACGTCCCATTCTGGTACAGTGTTAGGTATAGCCTACTGGAGTACCAGAGCTATTGCCTCTAGAAATTCTAGTGTCTATTCCTCCACTGGAGCTTCTTGGACAAAGATTAGTAAGCCTTCCTATGGAACAGTGCTGGTTAATGGTGCTAGTCAAACAGGTTCTTCCTTGGCTATAGATGGATTAACCGCCGCCCCAAGGATTGGTGATACCTTCAGTATTGCTGGTGTAGAGAAAGTATATACTGTAACGGCTAACGCTACAGTTACTAGTGGCGGTGCTACGATCTCTATTAATCCTGCTCTTGCTTCTAGTCCTGCTGACAATGCTTCAGTTTCTTGGCTATCATTGGATAGAAGTGGCGCATTAAAGATGCGTACTTCTAAGTATAGAATTGCATCTACAGAAAAGATTGTTGGTGTGGACGGTTATAATTTTCCATTTACATTTAATGGTACAACCTTTACTGAATTAAACAGCACATCAGATTTAGAGGGAGCAGAGTTTGTTGTCTTCCATAAGAATCAATTGTTCTTTGCTGTTGGTAGTAATTTAATATTCACCGCACCTTATAGCGATTCAGACTTCACTGCTGTCAATGGCTCAGGTATTATTTCCATTGGTGCTAAGATTACTGGCCTCATTGTATTCAGGGATGTTTTAGTTATCTTTACAGAAAGAACTATAAACCAACTTGTTGGTAATACAATATCAGATTTTAACTTACAGCCTATCACTAGGAATGTGGGCTGTGTATCCTCAGATACTATACAAGAAATGGGTGGGGATGTTATATTCTTAGGTTCAGATGGGTTGCGCTTACTTGGCCTTACTGATAGGGTAGGAGACTTCAATCTTGGGTTAGTATCTAAGCCAATACAAACAGAAATGACAGACCTCATTTCTTCTTGTAGCAGTTTTTCTAGTGTTGTTATTAAACAAAAGTCTCAGTATAGATTATTGGGATTTAATGAGAATACTAAAGCGGCTAGTTCTAAAGGAATTTTAGGTACTCAGATGGCTAGTGATAATACCAGTAATATAGCTTGGGCAGAACTTTCTGGTATAAGGGCTTATGTTGCTGATTCTTATTATGCTGATAAAGTAGAAACTATTGTATTTGCAAATACAGATGGGTATGCTTATCAGATGGAGAGTGGTAATACTTTTGATGGGGCAAGTATTCCTGCTTCTTTTGCTACTCCGTATGTGTTTATGGATGACCCCAGAATTAGGAAGACAATGTATAAGCTCTTCCTTTATACAGACCCACAGGGCAGTATATCCATAGATAGTAGTTTGAAGTTTGATTTTGATACTATCGGCAGTGTACAGCCTTCAGCGATAGGGCTTAGCAATACGACATCTGCTGTGGGATTTTATGGTACAAGTGTAGCAAAATATGGTACAACTACATACGGAACTAAACTTAAGAAACTATTTGAGACACAGCTAATTGGGTCAGGATTCTTTGTATCTTTACAGTTTACTTCTGAAAGTACAAACCCACCATTTTCTTTGGATGCTGCTACGTTAGAGTATTCAACACATGATAGACGTTAAGGAAAAACTATGACAGGTTACACTAGAGCAGACTCAGTTAACAATATTGCTGATGGTAATATTATTAATGCGTCAGATTTGGATGGGGAATTTGATGCAGTGCAAGCTGCTTTTAATAGTTCCACTGGACATGTCCATGATGGCACTGCCGCTAATGGCGCTCCTATTACAAAGATTGGGCCTACACAAGATGTAGTGGCTTCAGCTACAGCTCTCACACCAAAGACAACAGCCACTGTTGATGTTGGTAGTAGCGCTCTGAAGTTTAAGGATTTCTTCTACAGCGGTGCTGGTAGTGTTACAGGAACAATTACTGCTGGTGGATTTGCTGGCCCTATCAACGGCACAGTAGGTGCTACGACTCCTGCGGCTGGCGTTTTTACTTCGCTAACAGCTACCACCGCGATCACACTCAACACCACGACGAACAACCAATCGTACACAACCACTGGTGCTGGCACTATTACTATCTCGTCTGGCACTGCTGGCACTATCAACAACATGAGCATTGGGGCTACCACTGCTGGTACTGGCAAGTTCACCGCTATTACAAATAGCGCGTTGACATCAGGCCGAATTATATATGCGACCACTGGTGGCCTTGAGACTGACTCTGCCAACCTTTTGTACAGCGGTACTGACCTGACTGTGTATGGCATCACCGTGGGCCGTGGTGCGGGTGCTGTGGCTACCAATACTGCTGTTGGTAATGGCGCTTTGTTTTCAAATACATCAGGCGCTTTAAACAGTGCATTTGGCGCTAATGCTTTGCAATCGAATACTACGGGAAACTACAACACTGCCGCTGGAGCAAGTGATAATTCTTTTGGTAGCGCGTTGTACTCTAATACTTCGGGCGGCAACAACATTGCTTTTGGTAATGGCGCATTAGCAAGAAACACCACGGGCAACTATAACGTCGCTGTCGGTATGCAGGCGCTTTCAGCCAACACCACAGCATCTAGCAACACTGCTGTTGGTTACCAAGCCGCTTACACAAACATCACAGGTATTCAATACACTGCCGTTGGCGCAAATGCCGCCCGTCTTGCCACGGGAAGCCAAGTTACGGCTGTTGGTGCAAGCGCTTTAACCGCTTTAACTACTGGCGTTGAAAACGTGTCCGTAGGCGTGTACTCTGGTGGCGCAATGACAACTGGTGGCTATAACACTGCTGTGGGTGATGACTCTCTGCGCTTTACTACTACTGGCTCCAATAATGTAGGCATAGGCTACGCTGCCCTTAACGCCAACACCACAGCCTCATACAACACTGCCGTAGGGCACACGGCAGGGTATAGCACCACTACTGGTCAATTTAATACCGCTGTTGGTCAAGAAGCGTTTTATTACAACACTACGGGTTCAAACAATACGGCTATTGGTCGTGATGCCCTTGCCTCTAGCACCACAGCATCCAACAACACTGCTGTTGGTTATCAGGCGGGGTATAGCAATACCACGGGGACAATTAACCTATATGTCGGTAATGCCGCAGGGTATAAAACCACCACAGGCGCAGGAAACTCATTTGTTGGCAGTTACGCTACTGGGTACAACAATACCACAGGCGGTCAAAACACAGCACTTGGTCAAGAGGCACTTGCGCAAAACACCACAGCATCCAACAACACTGCTGTAGGTTTTCAGGCTGGGTACGCAAATACTACAGGCGCTTATTCTGTGTCTGTGGGGGGTCGGGCACTGTACACAAATACCACTGGTCAAGAAAACACTGCTGTTGGATATGGCTCTTTGGAATCAAACACCACGGGTCAATACAATGTGGCGCAAGGTTTGTACGCTTTGCGCTTCAACACCACAGCATCAAACAATACTGCTGTAGGTTATCAGGCTTCGTACTCTCAAACAACAAATGGTTCAAACACAAGTGTAGGATACCAAGCTCTATACGCAAATACCAACGTAAATAACGTAGCAGTTGGGTACAGAGCAGGATACTCAAACACAACTGGCGATATTGTGGTTGTTGGCAAAGAAGCAGGTCTTACAAATACGACTGGAAGCTATTTGGTTGCCGTTGGTCGCCAAGCGTTTACTGCAAACACAACAGGCGACCATAACGTGGGCGTGGGTCTTGGCGCTGGTGGTGCAAATACCACGGGGGCAAACAACACGGCCCTTGGTTCGCAAGCCCTCACATCCAACACCACAGCATCAAACAATACTGCTGTAGGTTATCAGGCTGGGTATAGCAATACGACGGGTGCAGCAAATGTAGCAATGGGCGCACAGGCGCTGAACACAAACTCAACTGGGCGAGATAATTCAGCATTTGGAGAAACGGCACTTGGGCTAAACACCACTGGTTCGTTTAATGCCGCATTTGGCGGGAGAAATACAGGCGGTACTTTATCGGCTCTTGGCTCCAACACCACAGGCTCATACAACACAGCAACAGGCATAGCCGCATTAGGTTCAAACACCACAGCATCTAACAACACTGCTGTGGGTTATCAGGCTGGGTATAGTAATACTACTGGTGTATATAACGTATTTGTAGGTCAAGGTGCGGGTCAAAATAGCACTGGCGGTAATAACTGTTTTATTGGGGCAAATGCTGGATCAGGTGTTACAACCGGAACCGGAAACACGTTTATTGGTTCTGGGGCAATAAGTGTATTCCCGTCTGGGTTTTACATTACAACCGGCTCCAAAAATTCCATCCTTGGCAACTACAACGGCAACCAAGGTGGCCTAGACATTCGCACAGCAAGCAACTACATCGTGCTGTCTGATGGGGATGGGAATCCACGGGGTATTTTTGATGATAGCGGTAACTTTTTGGTGGGAGATACAACTGCTTCTGTGGGACGCGTGCAAATTTCAAACCTTGTTAATGCAGGAATAGAACAAGCGTTAAGAACTAGACTTGGTGCTGGATGTAATAACACAACCTCATATCACCTTGTTGCGTCAACAGGCGGATCAGATAAGATATATATCTATGGAAATGGAAACGTAGTTAATGTAAATAACAGCTATGGCGCTCTTTCAGATATAAAGTTAAAAGAAAACATTGTTGATTCAACGCCAAAGTTGGCGCAACTGAACCAAGTTCGTGTTGTCAACTACAACATAGTTGGTGATAAGCAGAAACAGATTGGTGTTATTGCTCAAGAACTTGAACAAGTTTTTCCGGGGATGGTTGATGAGTCACCCGACCTTGACAAAGAAGGCAACGACCTTGGCACGACAACCAAGTCAGTAAAGTACAGTGTGTTTGTTCCCATGCTAATTAAAGCCATCCAAGAACAACAAGCACTTATCACTTCCCTAACCGCCCGTATCACGGCACTTGAATCAACCTAAAGGAGCTTAAAAATGGAAATCGAAATTACAGCAGAACAAATTGCCAAGCACTACAGTGCAGCAATGGACAGCGTAGCCCTCATCAACGGCGGCAAGCCTGAGATGATGTCCGATGAGGAATGGGCTGATTGCCTGTCCAGAAATAAAGAGCATCTGAAGATTATGATCGCAAAGGACTTCTGGACTACCGAAGACCTGTCGCCTTTGCAAGCAGCATCAGCATAACGGGAAGCCGTAATGAACGAGACTGAAGCACGATTAAATTCACACGAAGCTGTTTGTGCTGAGAGGTATGAACAGATTAATGTCAGACTAAAAAGATTAGAAGGCATTATGGTGAAAGCCTGTGGTACTTTGTTAGCGGGTATGGCTGCTATTATATGGTCTTTTCTAACACATGTTAGATGAGATATATAGTAGTATTCTTAATACTAGTAACTCTAGTATATGGAGCTACGCCTAAGCCTACTTGTAGTGCTTCTGACTTTGCTAATGTTGCATACTCTACGAATAACCCCAAAGAAAGAAAAGAGATAACAGAAAAATGGTTGGAT